TTGAATGAATACCAATACTTTCTCTGATTTCTCTGATTACAAGAATATATAACAAGAGTTATTGAATGAATACCAATACTTTCTCTGATTTCTCTGATTGAAGAATATATAATTATAGTTTATTGAATGAATACCAATACTTTCTCTGATTTCTCTGATTGAAGATTATATAACAAGAGTTTATTGAATGAATACCAATACTTTCTCTGATTTCTCTGATTGAAGATTATATAACAAGAGTTATTGAATCATTAAATCAATAAATTTCTCTCTTTCTCTGATTGTAAAAAGACCCCATAATATATTTATTTTAAACTTCAATACATTTGGTGCATCATTTCTAAAATCTATATTTCTAATATATTTGTAGACTTTGTATGTATAATCGCTATTGTCTAACAAACTTTTACCGAAAAATAATGGTCGTTTTATTGGATTAATAAATGGCAATCGTAAGAAAATTCTATAAAAAGCTGGAGTATATCCATACATTGTTGGAACATTACGATTTGCGTATCGATATATATCATTTTCTAGATTTTCTAAATACTCATTTGGATGAACTGCCCATTCTTCCCATATATCTTTATAATGTTGATGAATGAGTTTTTTGCTGTGATAATAATATGTTATATCAACCAGTAGTTTTTGCGGTTGTGGTCTCTGAGCATAACTTAAAATATAATATACAAGAGAAAGAGGAAAATTGGATGGCACTTTGATCTCGATTTCAGTCATTTAGATTGTTATATTATATTATTAAACTATTATCTCTTTAGACAGAATAATTGAAGAACTTAATGGTATTTTGAATATCTGGCGTCGGTGTTGGTAACAAAATCTGAGAAATAGGCGTTGTTGTTTTTTCAGGTGAATGTATATTTACCATTATAAGTTCAAGTGTTTCAATTTGGTTCTGTGTTGTTTGAAATATAATATTTTCTACGATTGCCTCATATATTTTAACTCCTTTTAGAAAATTCTCTTCGCAATTCAAGTATAGTTCAACAATTATATTTCGAGTTTCTTCAATATATTTATATAAAAGTTTTTCTGTCAATTTCGGTTCAATTCGTACGACATTATCTACATACACGAAAATGTCATCAATAATTTGTAATAATTTCTTCTGATAGAAGTTGACATTACGCATCATTGATTTTAAATTGGTTGCATAATCTTTAATTAACGATGAGTTCTTCTGTCTACCTCCAATTTGTCTGATTCCAAGCTTTGAAAAAGGTTGATCCAAAGAAGGATGCTCAACTTCGGGAAGTGAAAGTTCTGTTTGTTCCATTTTCAAAAGTGGATTTTCAAAAGTGGAATTACAAAAGAGAGAACGATAGTCAGTCAATTTAATATCAGAGAACTTTGTAATTTCTGGAGGCATTTTATTATTATGTGTAAATACCCGATAAAATTCTTCTAAATCATGCTTAAAACGAAGCTGTGTCTTTTCAGTCATTCCTCGAAACTCTCCGGTTGTATGGTCATATTCCGAATCATAATATAAGTTAATAAGTTCAGGTATTCCAGGTTCTTCTGTAAGGTTCTCTCTTTTTGTAGAACAAAAATCTCCATTTAGATTACCCAATAATATATTCATCTTTTCATGACACAAACCATTACTATATTGTTTCACTTCTATATTTGCAGGTATTTCATTCTTCTGTTGTAAAGTCTTTGTCATTTTCTCTCCAGTAATAGGATCAATGTATTCATATTTAGGATGAATCGTCATAAGAATGGCAGCAAATAAGTGACCGATTTTCACGTAAAACTTGGCAATTTGATAGCAATCTGTTATTTTATTAGGAATACGATCGATATCATTTTTTTGAGCATATATTACTAATTCACCATGTTCTATACGATCGCGCATTTGACGTATTTCTAATTCAGTGTAGTATCGATTCAAAATGTCACCAGTTAAGATGACAAGTTTATCGCAATACTCTTTATCATAAAGTTTCTTCATTGTATTGAAATCCATTGTCAAAATATATTGACATGCAATATAATCAATCGTATTCATGAATATATTATTATCTTGTGATTCATCTAGTACTTTTCTCTGATCTTGAACTATATCTTGACCCCATATATAAAGTTTAGCACTATCTTCTTGAGAAGTGGCAGTAGGTGCATCTTCTGTTTTCGTCGATAAAGTATTGCCCATACATCATTAATATATAAAAAAATTGAATTAAAAACATGTTATTATTATTAAAAGAATTATATGAAACATATTAAAGACATGTCAACAACAACCGAAATCATTCCTATCGCTCTCGCATTTACGTCGTCTAATGCAACGAAGAGTAAAAAAAATAAAGGACATACTTCATCGAAGTATAAAGCAGAATTATGGAACAACTTCGATGATGAAGTCTATCCAGACAAGAAAAATAAATTGGAATGTATATATCGAAATTGTGGTAGCAGAGAAAATTGTGAATGTTGTAATGCTATTTTAGCATTCTCTGATGAAGGATTCTTGACTTGTACGAATACAAGTTGTGGTATTATTTATAAAGATATTGTTGATCAATCTGCCGAATGGAGATATTATGGTGCCGATGACAATCAAAACTCTGATCCAACAAGATGTGGTATGCCGATCAACCCGCTTTTACAAGAGTCTTCTTTCGGTTGTAAAGTACTATGTAATGGATCAACCAGTTATGAAATGCGCAAAATACGCCGATATACAGAATGGCAATCTATGCCTTACAAGGAAAAATCACAATATGATGAATTTCAACGCATTACTATCATGTCACAAAATGCTGGAATTCCAAAGGCTATCATCGATGATGCTTTCGTTTATCATAAGAAAATATCGGAATATGATACGACATTTCGTGGAGATAATCGTGATGGAATTCTTGCGGCATCTATTTATATTTCATGTCGAATCAACAATTATCCAAGAACAGCAAAAGAAATTGCCACCATATTCTTCTTGGATGTCGCCAGTGCCACAAAGGGTTGTAAAAATGCATTACTTATTATTAATGATTTAGAAAAGGATATGGATAACAAAGAAAAGACTAATTTCTGTAAAACAACGCCTGTATCTTTCATCGAGAGATATTGTAGCAAATTGAGTATTAATCTCGAATTGACGAATCTTTGTAAATTCATATCAATCAAGATCGAAAAACTCAATTATATGCCAGAAAATACACCCAACTCAATCGCCGCCGGAGTCGTATATTTCATTGCGCAAGTTTGTAATTTGAATATTACAAAGAGGGATGTCAAACAAATGAGTGAAATCAGTGAAGTCACTATTAATAAATGCTTCAAAAAAATCGAAAAAATTAAGGGAGACCTTATCCCACATGGAATTCTAAAGAAATACTCTTCTGCTATTATTTAGGAAATATCGCAAATATATTCATTATATTCATTATATATATTATTATAAATAATGAATAAACATACTTCTCTGATAAGAAAAGTTCATATTTCTCTGATAAGAAAAGTTCCAATAGATAATTTTTATATTGTGAATATGCGCAAAATACGAAATATAACAATCAAACAAGAAAAACTACATAAATTACAAGAAACACAAATTCTTCCACAAACAACGAAGTTAACATTTGTTCATCCAACAAAATGCGGTGGCACTGCAGTCGAGAACTTTTTATATGAAAACTATCGCAACTTTTTTAATTTAAATAAAGGCCATGGACCCACTTGTTTAAATCATAATAATTCTGTCATTATTGTAAGAGATCCAGTTGATCGATTTAAATCCATTTATAAATATTGGAAATACGGAAGTGGTGTAAATATTCGAGATGAAACATTTCTTAAAAAATATAGTGATGTCAATGTCAAACAGTTTATCCAATTTATGAAAGACAATAATACAGAACACTTATTTAGGGGTTGTACATGGGATGTCCATATTAGACCAATTACTTATTGGATCAAGAAAACACAATTACGAAATATTATTGTGTTAAAATACCAAAAAGACATTAACCCTAGCATTCAAAAATTGTTACATTTACTGAAAATACCTACTACGTCAAAGATTGTTCCTCATTTCAATGTGACAAAAAACAAAGAAAAAATCGTTCTAGACGATGATGATATTGCCTTCATTCGTGAATATTATAAATCAGATTATGCTTTATGGGATAAGATTAATAATAACCCGACTCTTTTTCGATGTGTTATATAATTTTTATTATACTTTTTATAATTCTTGTTCTATAACTGGTTCTGGTGCGATTCCAACCACCTGAGAATAACTGCGAGTATCTCTTTGTGAAAGCGGAACACGTCCATTCTTTATATTGTCAATCATATCATAAGTGCTTTCACAGAATGCATCATTATGTCTTGGATTAACTGAACTGATCGGCGTCAACATATATAACAAATCTATCATTGTATATCCAAGATTCGTCAATTTATTCGACAATTGTTCGAGTGTCACATTAGAAGCTTCATCATCTGTTGATGTTGATTCATTAGACGAATCATCTAGAGTTTCACTATCATCATCGTCATCGTCGTCATCATCTGTTGTATTTACAAGAGTATGACGACACAATGGACATTCATCATTTCTCTCAACTGCTGCCAACAAACAGAAGCAATGAAACGCATGACCGCATGTCGTAATTGACATATTGACACCAACAATTTCTTCAAAGCAAATCGGGCAATTTTCTAAGCATAATGCCGGGATTTCAAATCTTGATGAAACAATAGCAACACTCAAATCGATTGCTACTGCTGCTGCTGCTGTTGGCGGGACAACAATCCTTTCTACAACTGTTTCTGTATTTATAACAGGAACAGGTGTTTGTGGTTGTGTAGAATTTTCTATTTCTTCTTCATCGAAATCTTCGAATAAAGATCGTCCATTCATTCCGTAATTGGCGTATTGAGACATGTTTGAACTTGGTTGTTTGTTTTGATTGATAATTCTTCTTCTATTACAAAAAAGAATTTCAATTTTTTATTTATATAGATAACTATATTAAATAAAAAAAGAGAACAACATGTAGTATGTTAGTATTTTTCATTTTATGTATTTATAGTAGTAGTGCATTAATACCCACTCTATTTATACCAGGATTGGGAGGGTCACGACTTAAAAAAAATGGAATTAGTATATGGCCTCCTGATATAAAATGGATGTTATTAAATCCCGAAAAATATAAGAACGTGCTACAATATGATACTGAATTGGAAACATTACCATTTGGCGACAATAATGCTGTGAGTATTTATTCTAACTATATGAAACTTTTTATAAAATCAGACCCATTTAAGAAAATTCTTCTCTATCCAAAACTACACACTATACCATATGATTTTCGATTGATACATCAACGACCTTATATTCTCTCTTTTAATGCCAGATTGAAAGAATATATCGAATCATTTGATGAACCGATCCAATGTGTAGCACATAGTTCAGGAGGATTACTTTTTCACTATTTTCTAAATTGTCAAACAAAAGAATGGAAAAATAAACATATTAAGGAAGTATACAATGTAAACGTTCCATTTACAGGAACTATTTATTCTTTGAAACAGATTACACAATCGTGTATTTTTGATTTTATATCAAAGGATTTTCTTTTCTCAATGGGATGCGTTATAATGAATTTACCTAATCAACAGTTTATGCATTCATTGTTATTTGTTGACTCTGAAGAGAGAAACTATATCGAATACTTTGGTCTTCAAAAAGAATATGAAATATATAAAATGAATGAAGATATAATCAATACTTTTTCTGTGACAAATGGTGTTAAAACAACAATCGTATATAGCACAACAGATACGCCGAAAACACCAATAACAATCAATATAAATAACGATAAAAGCGTGTCTTTGATTTATGGTGAAGGTGATGGTGTTATCTCATTGTCCAGTATGTTACATCCAAAAATATGGAGCCAACCAAACTTGGATTTTGTTCATATCAAGAATGTATTACATACAGATGTTCTCGCTTCTGATGAATTTATGGAATTAATTAATCATTTTTAATTATGATTTTTTAATTTATAATATAATTGTCGTTCAAAATAATTCATATTATTCGTCGTGAATACTATGAACTCTGAAACTACTTTAATTATCCCCAAAAGAATATTTGTTGTCCCATATCGACAACGCAAAGAACAGAAATTCTTCTTTTCAAATCAAATGGATTTTTTATTAAAAGATGCAGATGACTATGAGATATATTTCTCTCATCAATGCGATGAGAGACAATTCAATCGTGGTGCAACAAAGAATATTGGTTTCTTAGTAGTCAAAGAAAAGTATCCTGATGATTACAAAGACATGACATTTATCTTCAATGACGTTGACACTCTGCCTTTTCATCGTATTTTTGATTATCAAACAACGCCAGGTATAGTTAAACATTATTATGGATTCGAATATGCACTCGGTGGTATTGTGGTGATAAAAGGCGCTGATTTTGAGCGAATCAATGGATTTCCCAATTTCTGGGGTTGGGGCAATGAAGATAGTGTATTTCAAGAAAGATGTTTACGAAGTGAATGTAAGATCGATCGTTCGCAGTTTTATCCAATTGGAAGTCCAGAAATACTTCAACTCTTTGATGGAGTAAAACGATTGGTCTCTCCTCGTGAATATACTTTAGGACAACAAGATAGTGGCGTCGATGGTTTGACGACTTTACATCGAGTAACATATTCTGTAGATAATGAGTCATTGAATCCACTTGATAATCTTTATACTGTTCAAAATCAGAGAATCCAGGTGATCAATATTCTATCTTTTCTCTCTTTAGTCAATTTTGAGAAGAATGATTATTATCAATATGATTTACGGCAATCGACTAGAGCTATTGTGAATCCTGCAAAAGAACAATTGACTCGGCAGCGAGTTGTTACGACAGAAGATTGGAAAATTGCACCACCACAACCACCACAAAGAAGACCACAACAACAACAACATCAACAGACCTTTGCGGGTTTGAATAAGTATTCACCTGAATATGCGAGATATGTTGGGGCAAAACCGAGAGCAACCTCCAGTGCAAATATTCGATTAGGTGGTGTTCGAAGAAGATAATCCCAACCTTTCCCAAAGGTTGAACCAAAGACACCAGAAGTGGATTTTCAAAGTGGAATTAAGCAGGAATAAAGTTCATTGGTTTATCTTCATAAATATGTAAATCTCCTAATTTTGTATAACCTACATTTCTATAATAAGTATCTTTTGGTATTGTAGTTTCCATTAAAAAATCCAATGCTTTTTTCATTTGTATTACATTGTAAAGATACGGATAATTTTTTTTGTCGTATTTGTTGACATTATATAAAATAATATAAATATTATTATTATTTTATACAATTTATCATCATACTTCTACAAAATTATGTAATTATTTAGACTGAAATTAACACCAATTACAAATATTCGATTAAGTTGCGTATATCGAAGATAATATTATCATATAATAAGAGATGGAAAGAATGAAATATAAACTAGATGCTGAAAAAAATATACAAATTTCAATACCAACACCAATACAAGGAATAGTAAACTCGATAGATGGAATAAGAATCGGTGATCAATTATTAATAAAATTTATAATGAGCAACTTAGCAAGACATATTCATACAGAAATATTACAAATAGAGAATGAAGATACAGAAGGTATGTTAAAAGAACAATTGTTAGAACATTATAAATTACAGAATGTAAATATAGATGAAAATCCACATTTAGATCCAGATTATTTCACAACATTAGTTGATGCAACATTATTTGGAGATTCGGGTTTAATTAAAGTAGGTATATGTTCATTAAAAATGAATTATAACGAACAAGAAAAAACATACCAACCAATGTTAATATTAAGAAATTTTAGTTTAGGACATGATTTTACATTAAACAGTGGAGAGACAAGGGGGTCAAATTATTTAGGTTATATTGAACGAATGACGCCTGAGATAAAAGATGAGATCAAATCATTAATTCAATATATAATAGAATCCGGAATTATAGACGAACAAATAAAATTTGTTATGTCAAATAAAGACAGTGTTATTGATTTTATAATAGAATATTTTCATTATAGACAATTCAGTAGAATTACAGATATACATCAAGATGCACAAGGGCATTCTGAACTATTATGTTTAATATACGATATAGAAGATGATGGGAAAACCTTAACTGCTTCATTTAATCTTAATTGTAACAAAAAATACTCAGAGAGAACATTTGAAATAAAATATCCAATTACAGGTTTTATCGCTAAAAATTTAGAACATACAACTCCTAGTAATGAAATACAGCCACAAATAGTAGGAACACCAGGAACAATTAGCGCGGTTCCGATTGATTGTGATAATGAAGATTTAAATAGAGAGATTATTCAAGATAGTAGACATTTTGTAAGAATTATATCCATTGTTAGAACTGAACAAGATGTTCAATTACCTAAGTTTGGAGTAGATTTTTTAAAAAAACTCTGTAATGAGCATCCTGAAATAAATAGTCAATTAAGTATGGAAAATTTATGTGGTCTTGTAAAACAGTATCACGGTTTAGTAAAAGTAGTAAAAATACAAAGACGTGGACAACAACTAGGTGGTAAAAGAAAGCATTATTATAGAAAAACCAGAAAAACCAGAAAAACCAGAAGAATAAAAAAGAAAAAATATACTAAGCGACCAAGAAAGAGACAATATAATCGCTATTCAAATAAGCGATAAATAATATCAATATTCAATATTTAAACTCCACATTCATCATATAATTCTTTGATAATATATTTTATTTCTGCGAGTTCTTTCATAATCTGTTGTTGTTGATCGATAACAGAAGACAACAAAATATATATAATATAAATAATCAGGAAACAAATAATTACTAAGAGGATTCCAAGCCAATTAGCTAAACACAGTTCTTTCAAATATATGAGAGAACGGAATAGCAAAGACAATCTATATAGAAAGCCTATAATATTCAAGAGACATAATGCTTTGAGAATCCAAACAATCATTTTTCGAGTAAGTAAATTTTATTATACCGTATAAATTCAGTTCAATTTTATTAATTTAGTATATAATGAATATAATGAAGCGAGAAAATATTGCCCAATTAATTAAACCAATTTCAAAAGAAGAGATAAAGAGAGAAATGTCCCAATTAATCAAATTATCAACCGGTTTAAAAAACGGTCACGCCACATTGCCATCGACGATTTCACGATTAGGGAACAAAATCGTCGATTATTTCACTTTTACACAGCGTCTGGCAGTTCGAGGCAAATATAATGTAAATTTCTTTGAATTTCTTGAAAGGATTGATGAGTTTAAGCAAAAGCATTATATTCAGACAATGTTGAATTACTACAAAAATGTGAAAAACAAAAACGGTAAAAAGAATGAATATGTCGTTTTGAAAGAAGTATATAATATATGTATTAGTGCAATCAATATTATGCGTCCACTTTTTTGTACGGAAATATTTGTCAGATACAAACCCAAAACAGTTCTTGATTGTTGTGCTGGATGGGGTGGGTGTTTAGTAGCTGCGACAACACTGGGTATAAATTACTTCGGCGTTGAAATTAATCATGACTTGAAAGAACCCTATTCACGACTTATTTCTTTTTTACAAGAAGAAAACCCTGAAACTTCAGCAAAAGTGTTTTTTGAAGATGCAACTGTATTCGATTACAGTTCAATTGAATATGATATGGTATTCACATCTCCACCTTATTACTTCATTCAAAAATATGCGAATAATGTAGAGTATTCATCGAAACATGATATGGATGTTCGTTTATATATACCGCTATTTAACAAAACATATTCAGGATTATCTTCAGGTGGTATATTTGCGATCAATGTGTGTAGTGAGGTCTATGATAGAGTATTAAAGCCTTTATTTGGGGATGCACATGAATCCGTTCCTTATAAAAGATCAAAGCGACAGAATGAATATACAGAAATGGTCTATGTCTGGCGAAAATAATTATTATAATATTAATGTCAAGATGTAAAAAAGTTATCGAAGAAGATAAATTAAACCTGATAATTACATAGTTTGCTCTGTGCAAAGAACTCTCGTGTATTTTCGTCACATTTAGACCAAGCATACAAAGGACATCGTAGTTTTAATTCTTCTATGATTGGATTGAAATGATAGATGAGTTCATTAGTTATTAAAATGAATCCGTCTAATAATAATCTATCATCATCGATAAAGTCATAAACAAATTGATCTATACCCATTCCATCGTTCACAAGGATTTCAATGAAACGATTAATATTTCCTCGAATAAATTTTGTAAATGCCCATATATTTACATAATCTTCAGACTCATCTGCCCATTTTTCACCGAAGAATAATGTTTGATTAGAGAAGATTCTACATCTGGATTTTTTTGTCTCTAACTCGGTAATCAGTCTTACCAGAGGTTTATTCACCCAATGGTAATAATCACCTGAACCAATTTCATTGTATCGAATCATGTTGTTATACATTTTGTTTGTTATACTTTACTTTTTTATTATTAAATAATTATTAAATAAAGATAAGGATAAACAATTTTTCGAAATAATGTAATAAATAAACACATAATATACTAAATATATTATGAACAATATAACAGATATTCAAAACACAATTTACATTAATCTAAACTCACGCCCAGATAGGAGAGAAAACGTCGAAAAAGAGATGCAACAGTTAAACCTAGGTATGCCAGCACAACGATTCAATGCAATTAAATTACAAAATGGGCGAATTGGTTGTAGTTTAAGTCATTTAAAATGTATTATGTTGGCGAAAGAAAATAATTGGACACATATATTAATAGTAGAAGATGATATTCATTTCTTGAATCCCGCAGCATTTCAACAACAATTGAACGATTTTCTCTCTTCTGGAATAGAATGGGACGTTGTTCTTTTTGCTGGAAACAATCTACCGCCTTATAAGACTTGTGGAACTCATAGTATTCAAGTTTCCAAATGTCAAACAACAACAGGATATATGGTGAAACAACACTATTATGATATATTGATTGCGAATATGAAGGCGGGTCTTCATCTCTTGATGAAAGAGCCAGCAAATCATTTTCATTATGCGATCGACAAATATTGGTTTCAATTACAAATGAGAGATAAATGGTTTCTAATTACTCCATTGAGTGTTGTTCAACGAGAAGATTATAGTGATATTGAACATAAGACGACAAATTATTCTCGATTAATGTTGGATCTAGATAAACCACATTTATTTAAGACTTCTACAATTCAATGGAAAAATCCAATTGAAAATGTTTATCAGTTTTAAACTTTTCAACTTTTATAAAAAGTTGGGACAAAAAAGGGTTAAGTATTCCAATAAAAAATATTAGAATACTTAAATATTATTCTTCAGTGTTTGTTGTACCATTTTATTACTTTGGACTAACCATTGATTCAAGCAAATTGGAACATAATGAACATTGACATTTATCGATATTATTATGTATACATTCCATACAGAAATATGCACATGGATTATTCATCCATACATGATGTTCATGCATATTTAGTAGAGGATAGCAAGGCATTCCAATTTCGTCATACAAAACAGGTCTTGGTGTATATGGTTCGCTGTCTGGCTCCATAATAGACTTCCAAAATGATATATTTTCATTTTGATCAGAATAGTTATAACATGAGCCATCAAACTTATTACATGCGATGAATGGGATACCCCAAACATTATTATAACAAGAACGACATACAACCGAGTTGGTTAATGTTTCTGGCATGACAATTTCAAAGTATGGTTTTGTAGGACTGAATCCAAATCCGTCCAACCCACAAATTTTACAAAGGCGTATTTCTCTGACAACTTCAGTGTTCATTTTGTATTTTGTTCAAAAGTAAAGTGATTATTTTTGAAGAAAAGCTTTTCAATTTTTATTTGTTAAATAAAATATCATCAAAATCGTTTAAAAATCGGTCGCTCTGAATATCGAGTGTATCTTCTTTCAATTGTTCGTCAAGATGATATCCAACCGCATAATCCTCCAAGTATTCTGTTGCAAATAAATTTTTCTTTTGAATTAAATTTTGAACTGCATTAAAAGAGAGAAAATAGAAACGACCACTACAATATGTCGTCGTAAGAATAGGTAGATCAGGAGGCAATTCAGGGTGTATCCTATTATACATTGAAAAATATGGTTTTAATACATTAATAATTTTTCCGCCATAATTAGGTCGATTGCGACGTTCAATCAATCCTTGTACCATTTCAAAGAATCGTTCATTTAATACTTCTTGGTCATCATCTGTTTTGAATATATACTTAAATTTAAATTGTCGATTAATTGCTTCATATGCGGCAATAACTTTTTGTGGAAGAGAATTATAATCATCTGCTACTCGAACATATAATATTCTCTCTTTCTCTGAGAAGATAAAATCTGTTTCTAAAGAAGGTAAACCGATTACATGATAATAGATTAAAAATGGGGGTAAATTTTGTAACCATGTCATTTTCTGTAAATTTGCTTTATCTTTATATCGAACACAATTCATTATCAATAGAAGATAATCTTGATTGCGTTTTGTTGTCGTCATGATATTATATTATTGAATTAATATTTAAACCGTTAAAAAATACAACAGTTTAAATATTATAAATAATATTAGTATGTATTAATGATTTCAATCACACTATATTATTGTGCAAATGATTACCTTAATGGTATGGGTAAAGGGTTCTATCCCACAATGAGACGAACGTCTACAAAGAAAAATAAATTCGATATTTGTTTCGAATTGACAAAAGAAAAAATATTTGAAAAGCTAATATGGAAACAAGTAAATGGTCCCGTCATATATGGTTTTATTAAAATACATGGAGAAGAACTATTAAATACGCTCAATGATACAATATGTGTAAATGCAACAGCAATATATAATTCTGGTAGAAGACAGATATATCCAATAACAAATAATACAACTTATTATATTTTGGATAATTATCATTCGACAGAGTTATAAAATGCGAGTCCATTCAGGTGGACATAAATCGCAAGTATTATTTTGTTGTAATGCTTCTCCAAACCATTTTTCAGGATAGCATACAATTTTATCTTCATTGTTATTGAAGTATGCCCCCCACCAACTGAATGTGCTATTTGCAATAATATGATGATCACATAAACTCATTAATAGCATTTGCTGCCAATCGGTTATTTCTCCCGGACATCTCTTGAAAGTCAATTCAGGGTTCGTTATTTTAAGTGTAATAATAGCAGATTCCACATAAGATAAGTCGGCGTCTTCACAGAAATATAATATGGTTCCTCCAATAAACGGCTTTAAGTTGTTCTTTATATGATTCAATGCAGAGGCATAGTATTTTATAGGCATAATTGGATGATGTGATTGAAGCTTAATATAGTCGCCTATGCGAAAGTGTAGACTGATTACAACAGCGTCATCCATAATCAGTTGTCGATATATATTCTTTATTGCTTTTTTCTTCTTTGATAAACCAATGATCTTATATATTTCTGCTTTTCTCTCTTTGAAGTATTTTGGAGATTGAAAATATCCTGTTAATAATATATTTTCTGTTTTTGATATTGAAGGCAACGCATTGTAATGAAATCCTATTTCATTGATTCGACGATTTACTTCTTTACAATGACCAGTATATTTCTGTAAAGAAGAGAGAAATGTTGTCCAATACGTATTTCTATCTCCTAACTTCTCATTTGGTGTGAAATCGAATGTTTGTCCTTCTTTCAATGCGTGTGCAATTGTTGCAAATATTTGAAAGAGTTGATTGCCTAATCCACCAGCTAAATGACAGTAAATCATCGATAGTTATTATGAACTATTTAGTTTTTATTATAATAATATTGTAATAAATATTATTATCTTAGCCAACCACACAATCATAATCATAATCATATTCATTTCAAAAATCTGCACAGAAATTAAAAACTGATTCATCCTTCGTCTTATTCGCCAAAGCATAACTACTTACATTGCTTTCAAAGAAGTTAGCCTTAGATTCAATTGATATTAATTCCATCCACTCGAATGGATTAGGAACACCATATACCTTCTCATAACCCAATTGAACGAGTAAACGATCTGCAACGAATTGAATATATTGTGTCATTAAAAGCGAATTCATACCAATCAAACGACAAGGCAATGCCTCGCAAATGAAATCCGTCTCAATATCAACCGCTTCCCGTATTATTTCTACAACTTGTACAGAAGAGAGACGGGATTCCAATTTTTTATAAAGAAGAACAGCAAACTCTGCATGAAGTGCTTCATCCCTCGAAATTAGTTCATTGGAAAATGTCAATCCAGGCATTAATCCTCGCTTTTTCAACCAATAAATGGCACAAAATGCTCCAGAAAACATGATCCCTTCTACACATGCGAATGCGACCAATCGAACAGCAAAACTCGCATCTTTATCAGCAATCCATTTCTGTGCCCATTGCGCCTTTTTCTTAATACATGGAAAATTATTGATTCCTTTAAACAGACGATATTTTTCTTCTTTATTACGAATATACGTATCTATTAGAAGACTATATGTTTCACTATGAATATTCTCCATAGCAATTTGGAAACCATAAAAGGCACGTGCTTCAGCAACCTGAACTTCATTCATAAACCGTAATGCCAGGTTTTCGCATACAATGCCATCACTCGCTGCAAAAAATGCTAGAATTGTAGAAACAAATAGTCTCTCTTCATCTGACAAACGCAGCTCCCAATCATTTACATCTTTAGATAAATCGATCTCTTCTGCCCTCCAGAAACTGTCTACTTGTTTTTTATACATTTCCCATATGTCATCATGTTCAATTGGAAACATAACGAATCGATCATCATTTGGAGTTAATAGTGGTTCGGTTTTATTCATATTCTTACATATATACAAATACTATATTTTTATACTTTAATCGCTTAATATTTCTCTCTTTTTACTTTAAATGGAAGAATTTAATCTTGGTCAAACGATTCAACCTCTACAAAGGGACGACTCTACAGAAAATATGTATATAGATTTACCTTCATTAACACAACAATATGATGATAACAATTATTTGGATATTTATAAACCACAATCACAATCACAATTACAAGAATATATTACTGATGATGATGATGACTTTGAAACAAATGATTATGATATACCCGAATATTTAGAAACACAATTAAATACGCTGAATAATCAATATCAACAACAGCAACAGCAACAACAATTATTGCCTCCTAATATTGTCATTAATGGTCAACAAAATCAGCAACATAAATTATATCCTCCTGATATTATTATTAAACCACAACCACAACAACAACAATATAACAAAGAAGAACAATATAATAATCTTCTGTCTCTCTTTCAAAATCAACAAAGAGAGAAATATACAGCTCAACCTCTAGAAATACTAGACGTAGGAAATCGAGATAATCTTCTTCAAAAAATCCAAGACCAAATTGGATTAAAACGACGCTTTTTAGCAAATAAGCAAAACGATTTAAAAGAATATATTAGCACAAATGAATTTCTTCGAGGTGTAAAAGAAGACTATAGTAAATATAATGATTATATCATGAATGAGAAAAAACAACAGATACAGGCATTCGAAACATTGAAACAGTATAGCGAGGATTTGCGTATGAATGGTGAATTAACACAGGACAAAGTCAGAGAAGCAATTCGAGATCAAAAATATATTATGGAAGAAATGGGGAATTTAAAACAACATTTGAATGAATACACATGTCCTGGTAAATAATATTATGATATTATAATATGAGTGAAAATGATATTGGAGACGAGATAGAACAAAAAATTAACGCTATTTCCGCATCATTAGATCAGACAAGTGGTTTACAAACTACAATGGATGCCGATTTGTCTGAAATAAACGTAAATTTACAACAAATCATGATTGATATACAAAATTCCAAAAATGATATAATATATAAAATTATTCAATGTTGTAAACAAGCAATAGAATTACCAGTCGATAAAGAACAAACTCAAGCAGTATTGACAAAAATTACAACAGATTTGAATAGTCTCATACAAAAATCACAAAATATTGCAAATAAAAGTAATGATCATGTTGGGCTCATTAAACAAACAAATACTCAATTACAAGGTGTTAAAACTTTATTAGCAGATAGTTCTGCATTTATTGATTCATTTAATTGTGAGGATTGTTCTGATTCAGAGAAACTTAAAAGTATTACAAACCTTTCGGGTAGTATAGCAGAAGTTATTATGGATATAAGTATTGGAAGAAAAAAAGCACCAATAGAGGAGATTCTTGGAAAATTTAAAATACAACAAACTCAAATAATAGAAATTTTAAATGATTCGCGATTTTCACGTGAAACTAAAAATAAGCTAATTCAATATTGGATTGCTAAAGGGTTAATTGATCAAATGATAACCGAAGGAAAAATTACTAATTCGAAAATATTTCAGGATGGTATGATTTTTTTAAGAGATGAATATAATAATAATTTAAGAGATGTTCTAGCAAACCAACTAAAAGGTAATTTTGAATTATCTGGTGGTCGTCGCCGCAAATCTCAAATGCGTGGTCGTCGTCGACATAAGAGATCGCTTAAAAGACCACGTAAAAGACGAGGTTCACTGTCCAGTTCTAGACGTGCTCCTCCACGAAGAACGCGCAAATATCGACCCCATAAATACGCACGATAAACTCGTTTCCATGTACGCTGAATAATGCGTATCCAAATCGTTTTAATAATCGATACTTTTTCACCGCCAGATAGTATGATATTTTGTGCTATATCAGGCTTTAAGCCCCTTTTTCTTATATTGAAATAATTACGAATAGTAGGATGTCTAGTAGGTATTCTATGTGATATCTGTTTAATATCATCATAAATCAGGTCGATTAATTGAATTACATATTGTTGATTATTATCTTGACTATCATTTTCATTATTGTCGTCTTCATCTTCATCACTGTCATCTTCATCTGTTGTCTCGCCGTCATTCAAATCTCTAAAAGAATAACAATATATTACGATATAATGCTGTAAAATATCAGGAGAACTATTAATATCTTTTCCATTTATTGCTGGATGAAATAATTCGTTGACAGTCAATTGATAACTACTAGCGTTCATTCTTTGTGTTTAGTTGAATTGTAAGAACAAACTATTTCATTTATAATTCAATTTTATTAAATTATAACAAACATTATATTTTTATTATATATAATGAAATTTAAATCAAAAAGTTCATTGAAACAATATACTAATAAGTTATTGTCCAATAAGTGGTTATCTAACAAATATGTATTATATTCTACATTAGCTCTATCATTATTATTCCTATTATCACTTCTTTTAGCAAATAAAATTGGATTGATAATTGTATTTGCATTGATATCTTATATTATATATTCCTTTAACCACAATATGATTCTTGTGTTGGGATTAGCTTTGATCATTACTTATATTGCGAGTTTAGGGATGAAAGTGAAAGAAGGAATGACAAATTCTGATTCTACCGCAGATACAAAATCAGAGAAACCTACTGAACCAAATACTACTTCTAGTTCGAATAATACTTCAGATTCTAATACTGATCCTATGGCAAAATTAAAAAATTTAACTGACGGATCCAAACCAGAAGTTGTTAAGGATGGCATGGATATAATGAGTAATAAGAAAAGTAATAGAATAGATTATGCTTCGACAGTTGAAGATGCATATGATGATTTGAATAAAATTTTAGGTAGTGATGGGATGCAGAGATTAACGAATGATACACATAAATTAATGGAGCAACAAGTGAAGTTAGCTGATGCAATGAAAAATATGACACCATTAATAGATAGTGCCAAATCACTGATGAGTGGTTTTGACTTTAACAGTTTAAATAGTTTGAGTGGTATGGCACAACAATTTATGCCTTCAAAATAATCACGATTATATTATAATAGTATAATATAATTATGAGTGTAATGAATATAATAGACAGCGCAACTACAAATTATTGTGATGATAAGTGTTCTTTATCATTTAATTATCCTCCAAGTTCTACATGTGTAGTTGGTAATAGTGGACCTTTCTTTCTTTTTTCATATAACATAGACCCTACTTCAACCCCAGTCACATTTAGTAATAGTAAGTATATTGTGGCTCAAATAATATTATTTTCTCCATCTGTACATTTATTTAATGGTTCAACCGCAGAAGCAGAACTTGTTATTTTTCATTATGATTCTGCCAATAGGAACAATCTATTAGAAATATGTATACCAATAAGTTCATCTTCTGGTAAGTCATCACAAGTATTTTCAAATATATTAAATGATGTTGTCGATTACAATATGAATAAACCGGGTGATCAAGAAACATTTTATATCCAAAACTATAATCTAAATGATATTATTCCATATAAACCTTATTTTTATTATCAACAGGGTTCAAATAATATTGTTGTTTATGGAATCCAAAATGCCATTAATGTGCCTGCTAAAATTTTAAATGATATTGCCAACTATATAACTCCATACCCTAGTCCTGAATCTATTTTTCCATATGAAAGTAATTTATTTTTTAATCAAAAAGGACCAGGAGTGTCTGATTCAGGCGAAATTTATATTGATTGTCAACCAATAAATAGTGCTACAGAAACTGTGGAAGTTGCATTTAAAAAGCAAACAATAAGCGGATCATCCGCATCGTCAAATAATACAATTGGAAATATGTTTACCAATTTAGGATTAAATTATACAACTGTTGTAATTATTATTGTCATCTTACTTATTGGTGTAGTATATGTTGCTCTCGCAAGGACAAACTTATTAATTAATACACGTATTTCGAAAAAACCAAAAGGTAATAGTGAAACATTTAAACCATTTATTAATGTTTTAAATAATTATGTATCTCCTGGTGGTGGATTAAGTAATTTATTTACAAATGCGAAACAATAGATTAAATGACTCCATTATAATAGACAGAAGCAGCATCATGTTGTTCATCTAATATAGGTGTAAATGAATATTGTTGTTTATTATCTGGTTCTGTGTTATATTTATGAATAGGTGCTCTTATCTTGACAATTTCCTGTTCCAACGTATATGGATATTTATTATTATTAATCATATCGGCATATTTCTTTTCTTCTGATGGAATGTAATGTAATTTTCCATAAGATCCAGTTTCGATTGTAGATGACGTTAATAGTTTATATGCAACAAAAAATCCAAGTATTCCTAAAATAGGATTACATACAGCAAATAATATAAAAGCAATTAAAATGACGATGATTTTACCCCATATAGTATCAATTAAAATGGCCAATCCATGAGGCATTTTATACCCCATGATTAGATAAATGAAAAATAATATTAGTAATGTCAACTGACCCAGATTTTTTTTTGCGAATAGTTCTGTAAAAGTATTGGTTCCTATATCCATATATCATAATGATATATTTTATTTGGTTCTATTCCAACAAGTATTTTATTAAATTGATATAAATATATTTACAATATAATATATTTATTAAAGACGAATATGACGACAACAACAATGCCAACAATGCAAATAACAATGAATACTTACTTGGGTAAAAAAGGATATACTATTTTAAAAAGTGAATTAACGAGAGAACAATTGATAGATCTGCGATCGAAATTGCTTGTAAAACCTCAAATTATTACGTGCGTTGGTGGAGGTTTTGGTGCAGATATCATATCTTATCCAATTTATCGTGAATCTATCAATAAAATATATATACCTCGATATTATGGTATTACACATTATGGTTCACCTAAATTGGCATTACCTGGTGGAGTATCAATTGAATGTCCATTTGTTGCATCTTTGAGACCAATACAAGTTCCAGTTGTAGATGCTTTTATGTCGAATATAAGCGGTGGTGGAGGTGGTGGTTTATTGGAGTTGCCTTGTGCATTTGGCAAAACGGTTATTTCTCTCTATATTTGTTCTTTGTTACAGAAGAAGACGTTGATTATTGTTCATAAAGAGTTTCTAATGAATCAATGGATAGAGAGAATCAGAGAGTTTCTGCCGACAGCACGCATAGGCAAAATCCAAGGGCAGATTATTGATATTGAAAATAAAGATATTGTATTGGGGATGTTACAATCATTATCAATGAAAGATTATCCTTCTTCTCTCTTTGATAGTTTCGGGCTTACTATTATTGATGAAGTTCATCATATTTCGAGTGAAGTGTTTTCATGTGCTTTATTCAAAATTGTTACAAAATATATGATGGGATTATCTGCAACAATGAATCGTAAAGATGGAACAACACCAGTATTTAAAATGTTTCTCGGAGAAGTTGTTTACAAGGGAAAGAGAGAAGAAGATTATAATGTGACAGTTCGAGCTCTCGAATATAAGGTTGATGATGACGAATTTAATGAAGTGAAAACCGATTATCGTGGAAATGTCCAATATAGTTCTATGATTTCCAAATTATGTACATATAATCGACGAACCGAGTTTATTCTAGATGTAGTTATTTCAATGTTCAAAGAAAATGAAGCACAACAAATGATGATATTGGCTCATAATAAGAATATATTAAAATATCTACATGATGCTATTCAACATCGTCAAATTGCAGGAGGAAGTGTTGGATATTATATTGGAGGAATGAAAGAGGCTGCCCTAAAAGAGACAGAAGGCAAACGCATTGTAATTGCGACATATTCAATGGCTGCAGAAGCGCTCGATATTAAGACACTAACAACTTTGATTATGGCGACACCAAAGACGGATATAGAACAGGCAGTAGGACGTATTTTAAGAGAAAAACATGGACGACCGATTGTGGTTGATATTATAGATCAACATACACCTTTTCAAAACCAATGGCGTAAGAGAAAACAGTTTTATAAAAAGCAAAATTATACAATTGTGAAAGGTTGTATTAGTGCTAGTGCTAGTGCTAGTTTAGAAATACCCACTGAGGGCATTCTACCTGGCAAATGTCTGCTAAAACGAGTAATAAAACAATCGATACCAATATCAATTTAAGTATTCTAAGTATTTTGATATTGTGAAACAGGTGGAGGATTAGCCAAAGCTAACTCTGATGCTTTTATAGAATAACCTGGAATGCTATATCCACTAATAGGATTTGTTATAGAAGTTATCCCACCATGTTGTAATTTGTGACAAGCACACTTACAATTGCTACGCCTACAATTTTTTTTCATATGACATAAACAATTACATTTTTTATTTCTTTTATGAGAACCCCCTGATTTTCTTCTTCTACGAGAACCTCCTTTTCCTAATCCTAAATAATTTGATACTCCACAAGAACCACATGAACCACCTCTATGTCCTCGTCGTGATCCAGTTTTTCTGCTTCTGCGTCCATGTTTCTTTGAACGCAAACGTCTACGCTTACCACCTTTTATGGCAGATGCACTTGCCGCAAGCGTATTGTTTTCAATTCCTTTATATCCACCGAAATTACCAGTAGCTTCATCTGTACTAACAAAATTAGGCGTCGCAGCAGAATGCGCGTTCATTTTATTGACGTAATCGTACATATAATTATAATAATATTATAATTATATTTAACATATATATTGTGTAATGAAGATAATACATTCAAACAATTAATTATATGTCGATATAGCATTCGTTAAGTCCTCCTCGTTGCGTTTGTTCTATTGGCAATTGTTTACATACTAAACAATTATCATATTTTGAAGTTCTAGATTTCCAAATATTTTCTATATGAAAATCATAGCAATTATTATCGTCAATTAAATATATATTAAATATATATGAAAAATTTGCGTAATGACATCCAACCATTTCACATCTATCTTTATTATATTGTGTTAAACAATCATAATCATCTAAATGATAACGACTCAAATACTTTTCTAAATCGGGTATATAAAAGCGCCCTGTTATTTTAATTATAAAATTTGATGAGTGTATTATTTTCGAATTACAGAAAGCATAATATATTGCAAATACTTCATGTGCACCCTTAGAATGTTCATTTTTTAAGTATGTTGCTTGTTTTAATTGTTCTTCTTTAAATGTAATAACTTCAAATCTGTTTTTGTATTGCTGTTTCTCAGAATTTAATTCATCGTAATTGTATCCCGAATTCTCAACTAAAATAATATTAAATTTTGTATTGAATAACCATTGACGAACACTTTTTAAATACAGAGATAATCTATCAGTTGAATTTTTTTGATATAAACAACTAATATTTGAACCTACATTTATAGTTGATGTTAAAATAATTGTAGTGTTCATATTATGTAAATTATTATTATTATTTTATTATTTCTAATAAAAAAATAGTTCACAATTTAATATTATACAACTTCTATCGGGATCCATTTCTTGAAACGTAAATGAAATTTACATATCATTTTACATTCTTTCTTTAAATCGACAAGATCATTATCTAATTCATCTTCATCATCACTTTCTTCGATCGCATCCAAATTGATATTTTCTTTGATATTTCTAAATATTGAATTCATAAATACACTCGTCTTATAATCAGGAATACATGCTACTCCACATGATTTGTCATCATCATCGCACAAATAATATATATCGTTTTCTATATCAGGACGAACTGTCATAACACGATATTGTTCTCCGAACTTATTATATGGTAATTGAAACCGATGATTACCTCGTTGTTTTTGGTTATTTCTAAATTGTATATATTTCACAGAATATGGTAAATCGTCAAATGATATACGCTTTAATCCATCTTGTGTAGTTATAATAGGTAATCCTATGATAATTTCATCGATATTATTAGTAGATTGTTGTTGTATTTCTCTCTTTAATATAGTTTCCAGAATACCAATCTTCTCTTGATAAGAGTTACTCGATATATTATCGCCCTTATAATACAATATATCTTCAATCGCATAAAAAGAAATGCCTTTGTATTGAAAATATACGCCGTAAAATAGAGTTCCGCATCCTTTTGTCAAAGATGGACTAGTAGAACATTGAATTTTCTTTTCTTCTTTTGTATTTTGTAACAATGATCCATCTTTAGTGATCCATATATATGATGGAGTTCCTGTTGGAATAATGAGTATATAAGAAGAGTAAACATTCTTATGAATAATTGTTTCATAAGAATGTTCAAAAGGAGGTAATAAACGACGACGTTGATATTGATATTGTGGATATGGTTGCTGCATATCATTTAATTATCATGTCGTTTTTAAACTATTTATAATATAGTATCCATATATTCTGACAATTCTTTTGCAGAGTCTTCGTCTTCATGTATTAGTTGGACCACATCTTCTTCTGTCGATATCGTTTCCTTGGACAAAAGCGTCGCGATTTTTTCATAATGTTCTTGTGGGATAGTAACATAATCTTTTATTTTCGGTGAAGTCAAATTTGTTTTTAAATAGTTCATTATATTATGCGCTAACAGAATAATCAATAAAGAGAGAACAGCAATTTTGAAAATATACCAAATCATAGTTTAGTTATTAGTTGTCAACATTTATTTATTATTCATTTTACGAAACAACACAACCTTTAAAAAAGTGGAAACAGAAGTATAAATACGATTTTTAAAATAATATAAAGAGTGGCTCCTAATTGATTCAATGAAAAACCTAGGAATTCTTATTATTGATAAAACTGCCATAATTACACCACAAACTATTAAAGAGTATAATGAAGCAGAATTATATAAAAGATGTGGGTTTACAAAATCAGATGGATTTAAAAAACAAACAGAATGGACGAAAAAAATCGATGGAGTTAAATATTCTATTGCAGTATATGGCAAAAATATTGGCAAAGCAAATTACGAAAATAAATACGAGTTTCCTCCACCGATTGATACACAATTATTCTTTGGAAAATGTGCACTCGTTGGTCATAAAATATTACCAACCGGTGAGCAAGAATATATCTCTCTTAATGTTCTATTATGGAATAAAATATACGAGAAATTAATGGGTGGATTTGAAGATCTAACTGCAACTGCAAAAGAAGATGAAGAAGAAGATGATGAATTAGATTGTATTCCTGACAGCGAAAAAACAAAGACCGGATATTTAAAAGACGGATTTATTGTCGATGACGACTCCGAATCCGATAGTGTTACAACTGATTCTGATGACGTCGAATTGGAAGAAGAAGAAGATACTGAAGATGAACCCGAGGAACTAGAGGTTCTTCCAAAAAAAACAAGATCCAAAAAAAAGATATCCAATGATGTTATCATTTCTACAACAGAAAAAGATGACATATATGTAGATATTAGTGTAGAGTTGGAAGAAGAAGCATTCAGTGATGATGATACCAATACATAATCTAAGAGTTTTTCTGCCTATTATTAAATTGATTTAAACTTAAATAAATAATTTAAGTTTAAAGATAAACCACCAAAATGCTGACAATCGCACAACCAATTGAATTTCGATCCAATTTAACAAAGAAAATCGATTTGATCATCAAAAATGACAAATTGAGTCGTAATATTGAAAGAGGTGTATATAACTTTGCTTTAAAAGAGGCAACTACTCGCAAGTTATTGAAGAAATGGGACAATCCATACTTTGTTCAATTATATTTGGATCGTTTAAGAAGCATATATACTAATCTTGAATTCCCTTCTTTCTGTGAAGCAATACAACGAGGCGATATCAAAGCGATTGATCTCGCTTTCATGACACATCAAGAAATGCGTCCAGATAAATGGGCGACAATGATTGAAGATAAGAAAAAGCGTGATAAAAATAAATATGAGACGAAAATTGAAGCAGCGACAGATACATTTGTTTGTAGCAAATGTCATTCCAATAAGTGCACGTATTACCAAATGCAGACACGATCTGCAGATGAACCTATGACAACATTCGTTACATGTATTGAATGTGGTAAACGATGGAAATGTTAAGGATTGATAACAAAAATAGTAGTCAATGAAAATAATATAAAGAATAAAAGTATTAAACCTCCACTATTGAAAAAAGTGAAGAATGTGAAGTCCTTTGGACAAACTTTTTTTAAAGGTTGGAATTGTTTCGCGTATACCGTTTTTTCACTTATATAGTTCTTCAAAACATCATCAGGAAATTCGCATCCCACTTTACGTAAAAACATTATATATTTTTCTCTCTTTTTATCTTCTATGAAACAAATCTCTTCTGTATTACCTTTGCGGAAAGTATGAGGGCTTGTTGGAGTATCCATATTTTTCCAATCTGTCGCAAATACTTCTTTATTAATTACATGATTATTATTTAGAATATTTTGAGATGATAACATGATAGCAAAAATACTCTCATTTGCAATTGTTCCACTACATATCATATGATAAATTAAAAAGTTTTTTTTTTGATATAATAAACACTTTGTAACCGCGTCGCGAGAGAGAATAAACCACGGATTATTTCCCAAATGATATTCTGGTTTTAAACGTAGTAAATTGGCACGATTCACTAAAAATGGATTCCACCATATAGGTTTATATGTCATAATTGATTTTCTATGATTTTCAAAGAATTGTCGACGAAAAACACTTGCAGGAATAATTGGACAACAAGATCCAGTTACAAAACAGAACCATTGGTTTGTAGGATCTTTCTCTGATGCATAATACATCAAAGACATATAAGCTGGAACAACATGTGTATAATCTGTTTTCACAATATATTTGTAAGGTAATACTCGTTGCTTAATCCACTGAGACTGAATTTTTGAATAATCTGTATAATGAATATACACATTAACAATATCCTCTAATTCTTTGATCCATTGAATCCATATATGTTCTTTATTAATAATATGTTGATAACTAATTAAAAAACAGAGAGCTATCTTCATAATAAGTATTATAAAAAATTGTTTATAATAAAACAAATTATAATACTTATTATCACAGTTCAATCAATCGAACATTATTAAATAATATCCAAATCTTTCAAATTCCAATACTCAGAACCTCCTCCTGGAATTGGACGACGAATAATAAAGGGGATCTTACGTGCCATCAGTTCCATTTCAGCAATAATATATCCATCGATAATTTTTGAATCAACATCAATGAAGATAGTTGCACCCATATCTATTTGCTTTGCTCGTTGACCTATCACTCTCGCCTTTTCATATTTAGTTAAATAAGGTAATGTTCTATGTAAACTATCAACAATATTCTTGTATTCATCTCTTACAACTTGCGTCATAACCAGAACTTCATTGTTATTATGTCTTACGCATTCAGGATGTATATTTTCTAAATATTTTTTATTCAATTCTGACTGAAATTTTTGTAAATATGGTTCATCTTCAGTATCAGATTCATCATCATCTTCTTCATCTTGTAAAATATGATGAGACTCTTCTTCTGCTGGGTTTGTTCGCATACTCCTTCTTTCACCAACTTCTGTAGGATTTTCCCTTTGTTCAGCTTTTTCTTCTTCTTCATCGCCTTCTTCATCGCTTTCTTCTTCTTCAGCTTCTTCTTCGAGTTCTTCATTATCTTCTTTGCCCTTTTGTCCAACTTCTGCGGGAGTTTCCCGCATACCCTTTTGTCCAACTTTTTCAAAGTTGGATTCAAAGTTGGATTCATCATCATTTACATATTTGTGTAATATAGTATTTTCTACAGCCGCTTCAGCAAGAGCATCCTCAATAGCCGATTCTGTTGCAAATTCGCGGGTAGCTTCAATTGCTGCAAATTCCTCTATTTCTGCAGGAGTTTCTTCTATACCAGGTTGACCAATGTCAGGTTCAAAATTGGATTCGACATAATGTTCAGGTTTATCAGGTTCTAACATAGGAACCGAATTGATAACAACCTTTTTCGTCTTATTTTTTGTAGGGTCTTTCTTTTTTAAAGTTTTGGTGCCATAAGTTGCCATCATTTCTTGTAAGTTCATATATATAAATATAACTTATATATTTATATATCAATTTTATTCTTTAAAGTCTTTATCTTTTTAATTTAATTTTCTAATTTCCAAATGGTATCGCATGTTGAACACAAATATACATATTTCATATTGATATCATCGTAACGAATATATATAATTTCTTTCTCCGTGCTATGTGTGTTCGTAGAACACGAATGATTCGGACAATCGATTGTATTAATTCGAGGCAAAGTAGGATCCAATTTGGTGTATTTGTTGATGATATGAGAGAATTTCTGCTCATTCTTCTTGATGATCGTTTTTGCGACAGAAATACTACTCATGTCAATATTTTTCTCTTTGTTACCACACTGACGGCAGTAATATTCCAACTTGTTTTGATCATCTTCACTGATGTTGATATAATACATGTTTGAACAAACGGTGCAGAATTTCATGCTTTCTTTGTTAATAATTTATATTATTTATTTATATTCAATTTTATTATATATTATAACTTCTCTGAAACAATAACACAAAACTTTTCATATAATTTACCGTAATCAATGAATACACTCATATTATAAACCGCTGTTTTTACTAATTTGGGAATCGAGTCCTTTCTCTCTTCTAAAAATGTTCGCAATTGATCGCAGTTAGATACAAATTTCTCTGAAATAATAGGTAGAAATCGTTGTATGATTGGATCAATATTACTAAATTGTGGTGCAAATGAAGTCAATACATTTAATACAGCAATATCAATATTCTTGTATTCTATTATTTTTGTATAATTTGCACAATCGGGATTTCCAAATCCAATACCGGGTTCATTTAATAATGGATTATTACATAATAATGTTCCTAAAGTAAGAAGAACACTATTGATTGTCTGACAAGACGTCCATTGTTCTCCTCTCCAAGTATTTAAGAGAGAAATACAAACTTTTCCATTGACATACAAGTTTGGGTTGAATCGTATATTTTCACCATTTGTTAAATAGACAACCTTCGGTGGAGTATGTGGATAATCTGCCGGATAATTCAGTTCAAATAGATAATAACCCCCGAAATAAGGCGTTCCAATTGTGCCGATAATGAGCGCATATCCTTTCATCATATTTTCTTCATCATGATAATAATATATATTATCTCCTGCTAATGGGTGGCCTTTAAGTTGTTTTACATCTTTAATAAGACGCTTGACTGTTTCTCTCTTGATAATCATTGGTTCTTCTTTTTTTTCCATTTCTTCCGTATATATAAAACATTATCTTTAAACCATTAAAAAATATACGCCTCCGGCATCCTTTGGCTCAACCCTTTCTCAAAGGTTGATTTTAAAGGTTGCCATATTATGGTGTCATTATATATAAATGAATAACAAAAAACATTACGCAAACACCATAACAACTGCGTTTAAAATTAAACTACAAACGTAATCTATAAATATAAAATTGATATAAAAATATATTGTTATAAGTTAATAACAAACAAATGAACCAAATTATGAATACATCATCTTCATCATCGTCTCATAATTTGAATGATTTTCTTAAAAATCATCAAGCATCAAAGGTTGAGGGCGTGTCTCCAACTCATACAAGAATTGGAGAAAAGAAGTTGAATATTTTCGGTGGATCTTATGTAATACCGAAAGAAGAACTACAAGAATTCTTCATTTTATATCATAAATCAATATTTCTGGATAAAAAAATGGAATATTTAACAGAAAGACAATTGGAAAGTGGTTGTGGAATTCTAGTCGATATTGATATGAGATATGATCACAACGTTGTTGAACGACTTCATACAAAAGAACATATTGTCGATCTAATTGTTCTATATTTAGAAGAATTAAAAACTGTTTTGGATTTTACAGAAGACACATCATTCCCAGTATACATTTTTGAAAAACCAAAAGTGAATAGATTGGAAGATGGGTCATTGACAAAAGACGGTATTCATATGATTATCGGTGTTCAATTAGACCATTATTTACAAGTCGTATTGAGAGATATTATTGTCAAGAAAATCGCAGAAATATGGACAGATATTCCAATTATCAATACATGGAGTAATGTATTCGATGACGGAATCACAAAAGGAACAACAAATTGGCAAATGTTCGGATCGAGAAAACCTGGAAATCTCGCATATGAATTGACACAATGTTATGAAATTGGATTTGACACTGCGGATAAAGAAATCACGATGAATGAAAAACCAGTCAGTGAGATTCTATCTCCGGAAAATCTGGCATCCAACTTGTATAAATTGTCCGCTCAATATGATGGACATCAAAAATTTGAATTTACGGAATCATTCCAGGCAATATTGGATACCTTAAAACCTGCAACACGAAATAATGCCAAAAAAACGAATACAAAAATCAGATTATTGAGTCCATCGAATGAAAATACAGTTGAAGATATATGCATCGATGATATTCATGACAAATCGTCGCTACAAAAAGCAGTAGATAATATGTTGAATAGTTTATCTATTGAACAATATAATATTAGAGAAGCGCATGAATATACGCAGATTCTTCCAAAGAAATACTATGAACCTGGTTCGCATGCGATCAATACACAAGTTGCATTGGCATTGAAACACACTGATGATTGTCTATTCTTATCATGGGTTATGCTGAGAAGCAAAGCAGATGATTTCGACTATTCAACGATATCGACCTTATATGAGAGATGGTTCAAATATTTAAAGGATAAATCTGGTGGCGTAACAATTCGTTCAATTATGTATTGGGCAAAAGAAGGATCAAAAGAAGACTATGACCGAGTAAAGAAGGATACATGTGAACATTATATTGAACAGACTATCGTAAACCCAAATGACTTTGATTTTGCGAAAGTATTATTTCATATGTATAAAGACAAGTATGTGTGTAGTGATACAAAAAGTAAGACATGGTATGTTTTCAAGAATCATCGTTGGGAACAGGACAAGGGACAGACTCTCAGAATGATGATTTCAACAGATATGTATGCGATATATAATAATAAATTACAAAAGTTGATCAACGAAACAATGGAATTGGAACCGAGTGATCCAAGACATGTTGCAAATAAAAAGAAAATTTCCAAGTTGAGTGATGTTGCTGTCTTGTTAAAGAAAACATCGGATAAAAATAATATAATGGTTGAAGCACGTGAGATCTTCTTTGACGTTGATTTCTCTAGAAGTATCGATACTAATAGATGGCTCATCTGCTTTAAGAATGGAGTCGTCGATTTGGAACAGAAGATTTTCAGGAATGGTCTTCCTTCTGATTATATTACAAAATGCACAAATGTCAACTATGAAGAATATATTGAAGACAGTGTAGAACAGCGTGATATTGCCAGTGAAATTTTACGATTTATGACTGAACTATTCCCGAATCCTGATTTATGTGAATATATGTGGAATCATTTGGCAGCTGTATTGATCGGTGAGAATAAGAATCAAACATTTAATATTTATCATGGTCGTGGAAGTAATGGTAAATCCATGTTGACAGATCTAATGTTTATGACGTTGGGTGAATATGCAGGAAGTGTTCCAATTACATTAATAACAGAAAAACGACCCAGTATCGGGGGAACCTCTTCTGAAATTATGCAATTGAAAGGAATCAGATATGCGGTCATGGCAGAACCAAAGAAGGGTGATCGAATCAATGAAGGTATTATGAAACAATTAACAGGCGATTCAACCATTTCTGGTCGTGCTTTGTATTGTGATACAGAGACATTTACAATCCAATTTCATTTGGTCGTTTGTACTAATACTCTGTTTGAAATGAATAGTCATGATGATGGAACTTGGCGACGTATTCGCATTTGCGATTTTGAATCAAAGTTTACAGAACCAGATGAGTTATTCCGCAAAAAAGAATACCCATATCAATATCCAAAGAATAAGAACTTGAAAGATAATATGAAAAAATGGATATCTATATTTGCTGGAATGCTTGTTAAGATTGCATTTAGAACACAAGGTACATTTGGTAATTGTAAAGCAGTCAAGGATCGCACGAATAAATATCGTCGTGAAAGCGATTATATTTCTTGCTTTGTTGCGGAAAAGATCAAGGTCGTGAATCCAGATGATACTTCGATTGTATTGAAGGTACAAGAAATTGCACAAGAATTTAAATCGTGGTATGCGTTGGCAGCACCGAATGAGCGTGCACCAAAACAGTCTGAGATCAAAGAGTTTATTACTAACAAGTTTTATGAACCTTCCAGAGAACATGGAGGCTGGATTGGATTGAAAATTATTTATGGTAATGATAAGGGAAATGATATTGATGACGAAAGTGTTAGTGGTGGTGGTGGTATCGTCAAAAATATGATTATTGATGATTTAGATAGAATTTAAAATGCGAATAATTAATACGGGGAAGAAAAGAAGAAGATATCCAGAAGTTAATAGATAATATTTTTTATAAATATTATTTATTTTTTTAGTAGATAGAAAGATATACATTTTTCGGTAAAAAAGAATTGATTGTGCGTAATATAGAAATAGTAAAAAGAATAATCGGTTTTGTAATGAAAATGTATGCGATAAATAGAATCAAAATGCCAATCTTTGACATAAATGAGAATTGACTATCTGTGACAAATATCGCTATTATGAATATAATTAGTAAAAAAATATATATGTATAACCATACTTTATACCACCATTCTAAAGTAGCATAATTTTCCAGTTCATAATAATTTTTTCGATCATTCGTTAAAATGTCATTTCCTGTTTCATCAATACTTTTTTCTAGTTGCTCATTATTTTGCATAATTTGTAAAAGAACATCATTTACATATTTAGTGCTTTCCACGCCAGTTGAATAATTTTCATTATTATTAATCGCATTTCGAAATTGTGTTATAAATAGTTCAATCTTCTTTGAAACATAGGTTTCTGCTTCTGCTTCGATCTCCTGTTGATTCATTGTATTATATGCATCTTCACCATCGGTAAATACAATATAATTTTTCTTTGCTTCTTTAAATTGTTTTGGGGCATTAGTTAATGCAAATTCTGCTTGTAAATAATCATCTCTTAAAGTGGCTGTTTCTTTTTTTATATCACATTCAGACCCAGCCGGACAACTTAAATTAGCTGAAGAAATCATGGCATTCATTTTATTAATCGTATCGTTTAGTTGTATATTTCCAATATCTAGAGATCCCATATATAAAGTATATATTACAATTCTTATATTGTTCCCATAGTGGACGATGTTGATGATGGAATAGGTGTCGTTGTACTTGCATTTGCATTTGCGATTCCTCCAACACAATTACTAATTGCAGTTAGTTCATTATTTAACCATGGATTATTCGAAGAATAAGTAGGTGTCGTATCACCAGAACCTGTCATTATATCTCCCAATGGAAAAGTATATTCCTGATAATCCATATTATTTCTAAACATCATTCTATAGAACAGTGATCCCATTTTAACAATTATATAAATTACAAGAATTGTTATTAGAATAAGATATACATTTCTAGTAATATAATATTTTTTATATAAAACATAAACAAATAATATCAAAATTGTAAATAAAATAAAGTATTTCATAAATATTGTGTGATCTGCATATTTATCTCCATAATATCTATTAATTTCAACCATTCTCATCTTGGCATTATTCTCTTCATTTAATTTTTGCATCTTTATAGCGGAATTTTTCAATTCTTCTTCCACAATATTAATTGCCATCAGTTGTTCTTGAATAGTATTTTTCGTAGAAGATACATTATGCTTATAAAAATTATATGTTTGATTTAGTTGTTTATATAAATTAATACGTAATGCTGATAATTCTGTAATATTCTTCATAAACATTGTCTCATCTTCAGCAGATAATGTTTCATTTGCTATACCTATTTCGAGTTGTTTATAATAATCTCCTTCCATTTCTTGTAACACAGCAATTGCCTTTAATGTTTCAGTTTGCTTTTCTTCAACATCATTTCCTACAATTTCACCTAACGTGTTGTCAGAGACGCCCATTCCAATTGTAGCAGGATAGGTTGAAACAGGACATAAAGCAGTTCCATTGTTGATTGTTGACATATTTACATCACTTGCATTATTATTATAAGGCGCGCAGTTATTATTGTTTATTGACCACCAAAAACCATTATCTGTACAAGAATTGCAATCAAAATATTCACTACTCGCATTTTGGTTGACTCCGGACATATTATTATAAATACAGATAATTATACTATTATTTCGGTGCAATACTCAATTTTCGAATAACATATATAAAGAAAGTAAGAGTCAATAATGCTAAAATAATCCACATAATATAAGAATAGTTTGATTGTAGAACACTTACCTGACTATTTGTTAATATATTATTAATATTTCCGTTATCATTATTAACCGCATTTTTATATTTTTTATTAATAGATTTATACATTGACAAGTTTTTATCCATTATATCTTTATCGACATCCATTTGTGTATTCATGTTTGTATTTAAATTCATAAAGCTTGTCAACTGATCATATATTTTACTAGATGCCCCTGATAATGTCTGCTGTGAATCATTTCTCGCGTTTAATGCGCTAGCATTGACTTCTCCTAATTTACATAAAGTATCCGGAGTCATATCATTTCCAGTTAGGTTATAAGCATTCCAATCTACAGAAGTTATATTGTTAACTGCAACTGGACAACTACTATTGAGGTTAGCCAATTCTGGTTCTCTCATATATAAGTCATAATTTGGTATTGGATATAGAGCTGCTGTTAACTTACTCGGTCCATACATGTCTGTTGTTTTTGTCCAACAAGTACCACTTTCATTTGCGAATATAAATCCACCACATTTATTATCTGTATTACAAACATTCATACAATTCTCAACTGTTGTACTATCAACCTTAGTAATGTCATTTCCTGGACTATCAAAATTTTGTAATCGATCATAGGTCGTTCCTGGCACAACCATAGAAGATGGATATGGAGATAATTCATTATTTTCATTGATATGACCTATTTTTCCCATGAGACTTATATCTCCTTTCTCATTCAATTCATATACAGAATTTACATTACTTACTCCATATTCATTTCCACCTATTATAGTCGACCCACCACGAGGACCATAACGTGTTGCTTTTGATAAATCATCGCTCACAAAACATTGTGCTGTATTTGGATCTCCATTTAGTATATCCTGTACTGCAAAAAGTTCGTGACCGAATTGTTGAGCATATTGTTTACATGTTTCAACAGAATAAGATTGTGTCATCGGTGGAGAATAACTTGTCACTACAGTACTATAAAACCAATTTCCATTAGTATTAAATAACAGTTCATTTGTATTTACATCTATAAAACTCAATAAGAATCCAGCTGGACCCCCACCATTCAAAGCATTCACTTCTATCACATTTTTTCCAGGATTTATCGTAACGGTAAACCCAGTATCTCCATTGCCTCCCCATCCACCAGCAATTGCCATTGATCTTCCACCTGTATCGACGCTTGAACCGTTCACTTTCATAGTACAATAATCATCAGCCATACCGAATATTTTGGCAGTAGTATTATTACAACTAGATGCACCATTACAATTATAATTGAAAGGGTATACGAACAATACAGGAGCGGTATTATTAGTTGGTGCATCATATGCCGCATTTTCTGTATACCATATCCATTGAGCAGTTGAATCAATATAATCAGAAGAACCCCATGGACTACAACCAAAATTACCTGCTATAAATACAGGTTTATACACGCCAGTATAATTATTTTCATCTATTTCACCAGTACTACTCATTGCTCTATCCTGGTCATCTTTATAACAACCCATATAAGTAGAAGTAGTTCCATTTTCATCAATTGCATAGATTGCATTTGTCCATCCACCTCCATAAACATTTCCATCACTTGCTTTAACACAACTAGGTTGATATGTTCCATATTTTGCATAATTATCAGTCTCATCACCAAGCGCGCATTTTGCCTTTCCAGTTGCTTCATTCGTTTGTTGTAATCCAAAATATGGTTTTCCTAAATTAAATGCCATATCGCTACATGTAGTATAATCATAATCACCGTTTAATAAAGTCATTGAAGGATTATTAGGATCATCATTAAATAAACCCTTATTCGTTGTTTCCTTACCAGTAAACAATCGATTCACATATACATTTTTGTTTTTATCAACAGATTGACCATTTATTATGTAATTATTCGTATTTCCAAGTAATTGTGTATTAGTTGTTTCATAATTAGATAAACCAGAATTAAAAGTTTTTTGTAATGTTTCAATATCAGGATTTCCTAATACTTCTATTGATGTTGCTAATAAGCCACGCGTTTTATCTATTTCAGCACCTGATGTAGTAATATAGTCATTTATATATTGGTCAGAAGGCGGTTTGTTTGTGGGATTATTAAACAATCTAGTATTTTGTTCTGTTAAACTTTCTTTTTTATCTAAAGTATGATTACTAACACCTAAACCTGGATCATCGAAAGCAGATCGAAAACCTTCAAAATTATTCATATAAGAACTCTGTTTCTTTGTTGCCTTTTCACGAGGTATATTATGAAACAGACTGGATTCATTTTGAAGAACACGAAACTTCATATCATCATGTTGTTTATTAAATTCATTTCCTTGTTTTTTAAAAACATCATCATATGATCTCTCTCTTTCAAGATTTGTCTTATTATTATAATCTGTTAAACTCAACATAATTATTATATGTTGAGATTAAACATTGAAGAATTCCAACCTTTAAGAAAGGTGGATTTTTTAAAGGTGAAATGACATTTTAATTGCGACAATGAAAATGATTAATGCAACTAAAAACCATAATAAGTAAGCAAAATTAGTTTGTCTGACAACTGTTCCTGTAATATCATATTCATTCGTTAATTGCATATTTTGTTCTTCCAGTGTAAGCAGTTGGCTTCTGTCATATAACAAATGTTGATACTTGACATTTAAATTTTCAGCTGCTTCATCTTTCACCAACTGTTCCTGTGCATTACTAGGTTTTATCTGATTAACAGTATCATTGATTTTCGTAAATATAGCAGTGAGTCGAGTATTTATTTCCTTTAATATATCCGTTAATTGAGACAATTTTGTGACAATCGCATAATTACCAACTACCGACTTTGCTGGCTTCAAATCTCCGCTTTGTAAATTACAGTATTGATTGCTCGAATTATATGTAGCACCAGAACAATTTGGATCTGCACTACATTGTGCCTGACATATATCGACTGAATTCACAACGTTTCCCGATATAATTCCAGCACCAACCCCAACACCTTGCATTTCACTTTTTGGAATAGCTATACTTATTTTCGATGTGCTAGAACCATCACCATTTGATACAGATAAGTAATCCTGAAATGCTTGCTGATATTCAAGCATTACTAAATGATACTCATTTTCCAATGTTTCTAATTGTAATAATGTCGAATCATATGAAACCGCCATGTTTATTATATATATATAATATTCCTAAACCTAATAGTGTCATATAAAAATACGTAATCTTTGATAGTTTTGAATCATCATCGTTCGACTTGGTTATATCTGTCATATACAATTTTGGCGTTTTATCAACAATCTGTTTCGGAAGTTGAAAAGGTATACGATAATTTGAAATTCGTCGTTTATTTATAAAAAACATAATTTATTATTCATTTCATTTTTTAAATACTTTTACTAAAGATATAGAAATAATAATAATACCAATAAACATTATCCAATTTGATATATATTGCGATTTATAATTTTCAACTGAATTACTTATCATAATAGACGAACTATTATCAATTGGTTGTTCATCCACATAAATTTGTGCTAATTTCGATCTTTTTTTTTCTTCTGTTACGATTAACGCCTTTGCACCTTCCATTTGTTTTTTTAATTTCATATTATCATCTTGTATTTGATATGATAATGTCTGCATTGAATTGGTAAGTGCATCGGTTGATACTTGACTCTGAATAAATTTGTCATAATCATTATTTGAAGTAGAATTTAACTTATATGTAATAAAATTCTTCATCAATTCATTTATATTTGAAATGTATTGATGAAAAAAAGTATTTATTTTTTCAGTATTTTGTGTTATTTTCAATTTTGCCTCTTCTTCATATTGAGGCCGAATCGCATCAGTATATGAAGCGAGTTTTCCGTTATTATTTATTCCTTTTTCGAGTGGTTCTGGCAATGAAAATTGCATTTATATTATAGAAGATAATTATACACCAATTATACACATACTCTGTAATAATATCCAATAATAGACGTCTTACTTGGTCTCAAAATCTCACATACTTCATTTGGTTTCATTCCAATCGCTACAGATACTGGATCGAAGCGCGATATCTCTGGAAATTGAACAACCTGATCTATATTGTATTTTTTCATTACCCCTTCTGTTTCGGTCTTTGAAAGAATACGATGAGGAGGAACCAATGAATGTTGTAATATATTAAATTGAAGTCTCTTAATACTATGGACAATGATATATTTTCCTTCAGTCTCCCATATATGTTTTAGTGTTTCTATCATTGTATCATTTGGATCGTCTTTTATAATAAACATCAGCGTATCATTAGCCATCAACTTATTAGGATAATCACCAATGGTATTATATAGATCTTTTATTGTATTGCCTAGATCATTCGGCGTAATACGTGGATAATGACCATAACATATATAAATGCGTTCTGAACTTGTCGTAAAGGCCGCATCACTTTTCTTTTCTAAAAACATGTCCAATTGTTTACTATTCAACATGGAACTTACTTCACTTATACTGAAGCTCTCATATTCTTCTATGTTATATCCTTGATTCTTCATCAATTCCAATAACACTTTTCTTGATTGATAGACAGAATAAATATAGCTGCACGAAACTTGTTGAGAAGAGGTCATCTTTGTGTATATCATTAGTTTTATATCATATATTTAATTCAATTTATTAATTATATTTTAATTGACTTAGTCTCTCCTCCTCCACTAGATTCATTTTTCTCTTCATCTGTTTCAATAACTGACTCGTTAGGTAACTCTAATATATTTTGAGTTAGTTCATTTTTTTCTTTCTCTGATAGTTCACTTTCACTCAACTTTAAAGATTTCTTAATTAAATCCAATTCACTCTTAATATCCGTTATTTCTTTAACAAGAGGCGGTGTTCCTTCTGGTGTTGTTGGTTCATAAGAAGGTGGTGTTCCTTCTGGTGTTGTTGGTTCAAATTGTTGTAAAGAAGGTGGTGTTCCTTCTGGTGTTGTTGGCTCAAATTGTTGTAAAGGAGGTGGTGTTCCTTCTGGTGTTGTTGGCTCAAACATATCATTACTCGAACTGAGTCTAACTGATTGAACATCGGAATTCGACGACAAAGACTTCGTCGCAGATACACCTCCTTTACTCAACCATAACATCAATTCAGTAAACTTCTTTGTGAATTCTGGCTGAATCACTTCTCTCGCAAGCATCAATGCATTATTCGCAATCTGTCTACAGATATCAGAATTTCCTTCACACCATTCTAACACAGAAAATAAATCTGACATATCATCACGAACCGGAATATAATGAGCAAATACATTTTGACCATTCGAATGAATATCATATGGATGAATAAGAGGTTCAACCCAACTCGTAAAGTTACTCTTAACTCTTAGAATCAGAGAACCAGTAATAAATGTATGTAACAAACGATATGCATTTACATTACCATCAACGAAGATAAGATATTTATAATTACTTTGTTCTTCCATGCTAATCCAATCAGAAGATAATATATCCGTGTTCATTACTCCAATTTGATACTTTGGATCATTACGTATGGAAGAAGTATTAATTAGAACATCAACCTTCTTGTCATTATTAACAATACCCACATTAAAAAGATCTGTTATTGCCTGTGGTATTGTTGGATCCTCTTTCGCATCTTCCACAATCTTTATTAACTTCAATCGTTGGTTAGTCATAGTTGTATATCCACAACCAGTTGCACCACCACGAAAAATTGCTTTGGACATTTTCATCATCCAACTAACATTATATTTTTCACGATTGGCCATATTATCATTGATATTCGCAACATAACTGTAATTATTGGTTCCAACCATTTTAGAATAATTATATGTTGGAATATCATCATAATTTGGAATTGGAATATCGACATACCCTTTACGTCCAGATAAACTGAAGATAGGAATAAAATTCGGTGTAATCCCAAATGTGCTGATATCTTGTTGCTTTGGTAAAATGTCCCACGGAAATACAAAACGTCCATGATCATTCTTCTCCAAAATCATTGAATCGTTCAAATTGAAAATAAATATGCCAGATGGAAGTCGTAAATCATCGAAGAATCTGCTATATTCTGTGGATTCACCTTCACCATCATTTCTCATATTAATTGCCTTAACAATACATCCCATTACACGATATGGTTTATTTAATGTATATTCAATCATATCAATCTGTCCTGCTGATAGTTTCAACTCCGGATTATCTTCTGTGTCATTTTTTCGCACTTTTCGACTAAATTCAGTTTTAAATACTTTATCAATAATGGGAGATGTTGTCTTTGTCGTTAATTTATATAACTTATTACCCTTATCTCCACCATATACGCACAGAAAATAACAAGTGTGATGTAAAACTTCGAAGATATAACGCATAGTATTTTCTAAACTTGTATCATTCATTTGACTACTATGATTGACGTAATGACTGAAAGATGGATAATATTTTGAGGCAAAGTCTCTCATATCAGCATTTTCAAATGGATCTTTATTCGCAATATTTTTCTTATTGTATTGAAGACATCTTTTACCAATATCAACTGCCTCTTGAAAAGAAGTAATTACTTTTGTTGTCAGATCAACCTCAATTAAGTCAGTCAACTTCTTATTCACATTCTTGGTCATAAATCGTGATGGTTTATAGTTAGGGTTCTTCAATAAGTTCTCCAATTTAGTTGTATAATTAGGCAACAAATGTTTAAAATCAGTATCTTTCTCTCTTAACAGAAGTTGTATATTGTCTGAATAAGACATACTTAACAACTGATCAATATTATCTTCTGTAATTATTTTCATTTGTATATTCATACCTTGTAATTCTTGGATGAGTAGTTTTAATGAATAAGGAACTCGTACAATACTAAAAGATTTCCCAAACTTACTAATATTTTCAATATTCAGAGAACCGTCTAACGACTTTGTAAATTGAATTGGTCCATCCGCATATGGACTCAAAAATAGATTTAAATCCTTATTATAAATGGCAATGCCACCTGTCTTGTTACAAATTGCCAAATAATATTCATCTCCTCGAACCATGAATGAATCGTTCAAAAATGCACTTGCTCCATGTGCTAATACGCCGTCCCTTTCCATCTCACCGATACGAAGACCTCCATCATTTGCTCTTCCTTGAACAGGCTGTCGCGTTAATGCTGTATTTGGACCACGTGCTCTGTAATTAATTTTATCTTTTACCATGTGTTTCAATCTCATATAATATGTTGGACCAATGTATATATCAGAATACAGTTGTTCTCCCGTATAACCATTATACAGAACTTGATTACCAGATGAATGAAATCCTGCACGTGTCAAATATTTTCCATAAAGTTCACTATGGTTTCCTTTTGTTTCAAATGCTGTACAATCACCGAAACCGCCATAAGAAACACCTACTTTACCCAAAATAGATTCGACTAATTGACCAATTGTCATACGACTAGGTAATGCATGTGGATTAATAATTAGATCGGGTCGAACTCCATCTGAGGTAAATGGCATATCTTCTTCTGGAATAATTAAACCAATCGTCCCTTTTTGTCCTGCACGACTCGCCATTTTATCGCCTATTGCAGGTATTCGACTTTCAGTAATTCGCACTTTCGCAATACGGAATCCTTCTTCTCCTTCTGTAATAAAGGACTTATCAACTACACCAAGTTGTCCCTTTTTCGTAAACACAGAAGAATCTGATAGGTTCTCTCTATTCTCAGCATTATAAGAATATTTACCAATCATTACAACGCGATCATTGATTTCCGTATTCTCTTTGACTAATCCTGATTTATCTATATAAGTATAATCATAACCTGCTTTCAGTCCTTTTACATCCATAGACATGACATCACCAAATACGGCATTAGATTCACCTTTACCGAATTGTGAACTCTCTTCTCTGGATTCATATGTCGTATAATAAGTAGTCGAAAAAAGTCCTCTTTTGATAGAACCTTCATTGATCAAAATTGCATCTTCTACGTTATATCCAGTATAAGACATGATCGCTACAATTGTATTCACACCATATGGTTGTTCTTCATTTGTGACATACTTCAAGTATTTAGATTTGACAAGAGGAATTTGACCATTATTTAATACAACTGCCATCTTATCCATACGCATTTGATAATTTGTATGAAAGAGAGAAACTGCTTGTTTACTTTGACCACATGAAAAGGCATTACGTGTCACTGGATTATTTGAAGGAAAAATGATCATATTTCCCATAACCCCTAGAATAAGAGATGGTAATATTTCATAATGAGAATAGTATTTATTTGCGGCAACTTGGTCTATATGATTCGCGATTAATAACCCTTCTTCTTCAGAAGTATCTACGTAGTCTACGATTCCTTGATTTTTTCGAAGTATAGTCATTGTTCCATCTCTATCGCTTGGTATTTCTGGGTATAATTGTTGTATTTCTTGAATATTATATAATTTATTTTGTTCATTGACTGCTTTTGACAAGAATCCGGAAATGATTTTATTCCATGTTATCTGAGAAGGATCACTTGCCTTATATTTTACATATTTGAAACAACTGATTTCTCTCTTTTTATGAGATGAGTCAATATAATATATAGGGCGAGTTAATCGTCCGCTGTCACTGAAGATATGTATTTCATCATTTTCATAATCAAATGATATACTCATATATGTGGGTATAATACCATTTCTCCGATACACTTTTATATCTTCAACATACTCGATCGGAGAACTAATAATAACTCCTGCCCAAATACCATTAACAAATATTTTCGTAGATTTAGAAATAAACTCGGCATTACTATCTTGAATATTATACAAAGTAGAGTGATTTGTGCGTAACCATTGAATTACTGATTTACTAGATATATAATTTGTCACATAAGTAGTGATAGAAAGATGTTTATGAAGACCAATATTTTCTCCATCAGGAGTATCTATTGGGTCAATATATCCCCATTGAGAAGAGTTTAATAAACGTGGTCCAACGACTTTGGCGTCAGATTCAAGCGGTAAACTCAGTTTTCTTAATTGACTGATAAATGTAAAGTAAGAGAGACGATTTAAATCCTGGACAACACCAATTCGTTTCGTATGCTTTTCTGCTCCCCAATTTCCTTTAAATGCTTTTCTAAGACCAGTTTCTACTGTTCTCTCTTTGAAGAACTCAACGTAATTACTATCAACCAAATTCTTAAATTTCTCGCCAGTATATTCGTCTTTATGATAATAATATTTTTTATCTATTTTTCGCATAATTTCTTTATTTTGTATCAAGTAGTATTCTCTGAAAATATCATTGAATAGATCTCCAGATAATTCCACCCTCTTAAACTTGTAATTATCTCTATCAGTTGGTCCATTTACACCAGTAACTACTTTTAGTAATTTGAATGCCATATAACCTAAAAAATATGCTTTTTCAATAAAGTTATCTTCTCCGATATGAGTCAATAAGAGATCCATTAACGTATACAATGCACTATTGATTGTTTTCTTCTTTGTTAACACAGCAATATATTCTAATGCGGCTACTTGAGTAAAAACCTGTCCAGCATCATGAATTGATGGTATAAATAGATCGATATAATTACTGTTTTTTTCTAAATCCAACAAACAGCACTTAATAATATCCTTATCAGTAGTTACACCTAATGCACGCATAAGAATAAATAATGGAACAGGTTTCTTCACATTTGGAACAACAACAACAATTTGATTATTTGTATATTTCGTATCTGGAGCAATCATTCGTATAGAGAGAGTCCTAATTGGTTTGGATGTATCTTCACTGACAGAACGAATATCTGCTGAATAATTATATACATTATCAGCAGCATTTTTTTTTACATATATCATATTATTTGCAAATTTCTCTTGTGGAATGATGACCTTTTCTTTACCATCTATAATAAAATAACCACCATAATCATTTTTACATTCTCCAAGATTGAATCTGACATCTTGAGGAAGGCCTTTTAATACACATAAATTCGACTGTAACATAATTGGAAAACGTCCTAAATATATTTGCGTAATTGTATCTGTTTCATCTATACGTTTCATAGTATCTCCTTCTTCCACGTAATATGTATAAACAACTTCCACATCATAATGAATAGTTACGCTATATGTCAGATTTCTTAATCTAGCGTAATTTGGATACATATATTGCATTGTTCGAGAATCAGTTTCATCGTGTATAACAGGTTTACCAATATAAATAAGTTTTCCATTTTTTCCTCCTAAATAAATTTTGATTTCATTCTGCTCTTTTTCTTTTCTCTCTATAAAGCGAATTGGATTATTTTCTTTGAAAATATTATATATTCCTTTGTCAAAAAAGTCGTTATATGTATCTAGGTGATGTGCAACTAAATAATGGGTATTTTCGACAAAATATTTGTCTAAAATATCCCAAGATATATCGTTTAGTTTGTCCTCACCGAGGACATTTACAGTCTCAGTCTCAGACTCATCATCGGAAGAAGGTAGTCTAAGAGTCCTTTTCTTCTTTTTTGAAGATGCAAGATCAATCTTTTCCATTAACTCTATTTTAGTTTTTGACATTAATTATATATTAAATCTTCTATATTTAATATATAATTTACACAATTAATGACTAGATGCTTAATGACTAGATGCGACAACCCACATCATAAAGAAAACCATTATAAATGGTAAAAGAACTAACAACCATGATACCCATTTATAACCTGCTTTACATATCAAATTAAGAATCCAAGTCCAGAATAATATACATAATAATTTAATTATAATTATAAGACCGGTATTAGGGACCCTTGAGTTGTAGTTACCTATACTTAACATGTTACTATTTCCAACATTTTGGAAAATAACCATCAATAATGCAATTATTGAAATGGCCAGATAAAATATTGCTGGAGCACACAAGTTACTAAAAAATTTAGCCATTATAATATATTTATAGAAAATAACTTGATTATAATGGTTGTGATTTGCTAAATCATTTAAGTAATCCTTTGAATTGTCCTTCAAAAGGTAATGTTGAAGGGGTATTTGGAACTCCATATAACGTTCTTACTCCATTACTAATGGCATTTGCTCCTGCATTCAAATAACTAGTTCCATCACTCACTATAGGAATTCCTCCTCCTACATATTGTTTACTTTTTCGACGTTTACTTCTTTTATTATGACTTCTTCTTTTTTTACTGCGGCGTCGATGTTCATCGTAAACATATCCACCACGCATATACGGAGCTGGGTGAGGAAAAATAGAACCTTCTCGTTCACTAATGTAATTAGCAGTCTGCATATCATTAATATAATTATTATGTGCATAATGATTTCCTCCATGATTCTCGACACCTGGCCAAGTGTTCATATTAGAATAATTTAATGCTTTTCCAATAAAAGCATGATGACTACCTCCCCTCATCCTCATCCTTCGTTTATTCGTTTTTCTTCTCCTTATTCTCATATATATAATCATATTATTTTATTCAATATCAACGTGAGTTAAGAAATGTCTTCTACAACACATTCTTGTAAGGCCGATTTCATCCATCAACTGCCCTTCGATCGTTTTATCTCTAAACTCTGTCGTCAAATAAAGAACGGTTTGAATTCCTTGTTTACCGCTTTTTCTTTTTCTAACTTCTGTCGTATAATACCGATATTTATCAGCAATCACCATACCGCAAGTAAAACATTTGATTGGAATGATCATTATATTTGTCTTTGTTAATAATATTTTATATTGTTATTTTTAAATCAATTTTACCAATTATTAAGATATCTATCTTCGACCTTGTTAACTTTATCTACATCTTTCCATTCTTTATATTCTGCGTTCAGTTCACTTTGAATGAAATTTCTATACTTTCTCTCATATAAAGTATTCTTAAAAACTGAATCGCTATATATATCAATCGGTTCAAAATCTGGTTTTAATTTCAGTTTAACATAATCATCCATTTTTTTATGATAATCAGTTACATTCTCATCATACACATTATAAAGATATCCATTTTCTCGTGATAAATTGATTATCGAATATGCACGATCATTATTATAATAAACATATAAATTCTTCTCAACGTAATAGTCAGCACTCATTTTAAACGATCGACCTGGTATTCGTCGTATTCCATTACAAGTAAATAACATCAATGAAATTGCGATAAATGAGAATGACAACATAAGTATTCTAAATATTGAAGTAATATTTATATTATTACTTCAATACATATATATAATATAATATAATTACCATCGTCTTGAGATAGTTTTTTTACAATTATTTTTTAAGATATCTATTTTCAACTTTTAGAATTCTGTCGACGTCTACCCATTTTTTTCTGTCTCTATTCAGTTTCTTTTCAACAATATTTTTGTATTTTTCAATGTATAATGTTTTTAAGAAAGCAGAATCGCTATATATGACAATTGGCTCTGTATATGGTTTCAAATTCCTTTGAATATAATCTTCCATATTTTTATCATAATCGGGAGAATCCTCATCATACATATCGGTATTATACGACCTTGTTTTACGTGTTAAATTGATAATCGAATATATAAATTCATTTTTATAATGAACATGTAGATTCTGTTCAATGAAAAATTCACCGCTGATATGAAATGGATTCAAAAATTTAAACATTTTGAAAGCAGAACATGCTGACAGAAAAAATAAAATTGGACTGAAGAAATACATTAATATATTATACTACATCCATCTAAATCATTTTTTATAATAATTTATTATTTATGATGCAAATTTGCACCATAAATAATAAATTATATTATATTTAGCAAAAAATTATTATCCAGGAGTATATTATAATGTCTGGTTATAACTGCGACGATTGTGACGATTGTAGCGACTGTAAATGTCATCATAAAATGCACTGTGAAAAAGGTGACAAGGGAGATAAAGGCGAAAAAGGAGATAAAGGCGATAAAGGAGAAAGAGGTAGTAAAGGCGATAAAGGTAATACTGGTGAAAAAGGAGAAAGAGGTTGTAAAGGTGATCCAGGCGATACTGGCGAAAAGGGAGAAACTGGAGATAAAGGAGATAAAGGAGAAAAGGGTTCTCGAGGAGAAAAAGGTGATACAGGAGATACAGGAGAAAGAGGCGAACGAGGAGAAAAAGGAGATCATGGTTGTAAGGGAGAGATTGGTTATTCTGGCAAACAAGGTATGCAGGGTATTCCTGGTCTCCAGGGAGTAAAAGGTGATAAAGGAGATAAAGGTTGTAAAGGTGATAAAGGTGATAAAGGAGATAAAGGAGATAAAGGTTGTAAGGGGGATACTGGACCACAAGGAGATACTGGTGTAACTGGACCAACAAGTACAGTTCCTGGACCCAAAGGTGATACAGGATGTATCGGTCATCATGGTCATGAAGGTGATACTGGACCCAAAGGTGATACAGGATGTATTGGTCATCATGGTCATGAAGGTGATACTGGACCCAAAGGTGATACTGGTGCAACAGGTCCTCAAGGGAACATTGGATATCAAGGTCCAAAAGGTGATACTGGTGCAACAGGTCCAGCAAGTAGAGCTCCAGGTCCACAAGGAGATACTGGTGTAACAGGTCCTATTGGAGCGACAGGACCAAAAGGTGATGACGGAAATACAGGACTAATCGGATCGACTGGTGTAACAGGTCCAATAGGCGCGACAGGCGCGACAGGCGTTGTTTCAGGTATATCTTCTATATTTTCTTGGAGTAATATTAGTCAACTCAATTTAAATAACACATTATTTCAATATGTTACATTTGAAAATGGACCTATTGGCCCGGTTGGTAATGGTTGGACGACATCTATACAATCTGGATATTTAGACACTACAAATTTTATTGCACCGAGTGATGGATATTATTTATTAACTTATAAATTAGATGTACGATCTGGAGGAGGTAGTCCTCCAGCCGCATCAACCGATTGTTCTACTGTATTAACTCAAAATGGAAATGAAATACCTGGTTCTTGTACATTGGTAGAAGCACCTGAAGCAAATCATATTTACACAATATCGAACACTGTATTAAAAAATCTTTCAGCGGGAGATATAATATCCTTATTATTTTGGTCAGGTGACATTCAAACAAAAATTGGAGACCCAGCACTTGTTACCGGACTTCTTCCAAATAATTCAACGCCATTAGAAGCCACTGCGTCTGTTGTATTTACGAGAATAGCAGATTAATTTCTATATTCTAACTTCTGTGACACATTCGATGACAATCTTCGCATACTGCTTTCAGATTCGCTAAATGATTTTTGTGAAATACACTACCATCATCTTTATGAATAAATCCCTTGGAATCTGCCATTTGTTGTGGAACCAAATGATGAACTTCTGTGCTCATTGAGTTTCCACATATTTCGCACATACTTCTAACTTTTTGACTATTATATTTCGACGTTTTCAAAGAGAGAAGAGATCCAGAAGAAGGATTATATTTTGTCCTCAATTGATCTGCCATCTCAATAAATTCCGTAGGAAGATGTAAGGATCGGCATACTTCCAGTCCATACATATTACTGCCTGCACCATCTCTTATTTTGCGATCATAAATCAACCGTTGGTTCTCTCTATCGTAGATAACTGCTAAATGTTTTAAAGATAATGCCTTTGCTTCTCGTATCTCTTCATAATCTACTATTTCATGTAAATGTGTTGCAAAAATGAATGAACTCTTCTTATTTAACAAACTTTGAACGCCAGCAACGAAGATACTCTTAGCTGATATACTTTCTGTTCCAGAACAGAGTTCATCACCTAGAACCAGACTGTTCTTGTTTGTTAATCGTAATATCGTTCTCAATTCTGACATTTCTACAGCAAAAGTAGAGAGACCCTTGAATATATTATCATTACCTAAAATGCGAGTGAATATATATTGATACGGTTTGAATAAGAGAGAAGAACAAGGAACATATAGTCCAGCTTGCGCCATAATAACAATGATTCCAACAGCACGAATCAAACTCGTCTTACCAACCGCATTCGTTCCATATAATAGCATGCCGTCTTCTGTTGTTCCAAGATTGATATCATTCGTTACATATATTTCATTCTGCTGTAAATGTTCGATCAATGGGTGTCTCATTCCTTTTGCTGAAAAGAATGATTTATCTGTGGCAACATCAATTTGTGGACAGCAATAATGATACTTGTCCGCAATAAACGCCTTTGTATGAATGACATCCAAATATGTAACGAATAAAATAATTTGCTCCAATTTATCGGAGTAATTCTGAGAAAAGGCGTCGATCACAGAAGTCAAATAGATAGAATATATCATATCTTTTAATTGTGTCTTTGCTCTCGCAATATTTTTACATAATTCCTGAATTTGTGGAAGAAGAATACAATCATTATTACCAGATTGATTGACAAATGATATATCACAATCACATACCATTTGAAACGACCGTCGTTCGCCACTATAAGAAGATATATAAGATAATGTTGTTACTACTTTACTAAGTTCCTTTTTAAGAATAGCGCATCGTCTTTTAGTTGCAATAAGATTAATGACAGTCTTTTCTGTTTCATGTAATTTGACATAATCGGACTGTTTTTCTTTGTTTTCAAACTTGGCGATGATTTGATTCATACGTAGTCGAATTGATTCTAACTGGTCATTATATTCTGAGAGACTCTCACAGACTTTATCTAATGTTGGATCGACTCCTCGTTGGATAAAGTTAATATCGAAGTGATTATATGTGTCGATTGTATCACATAAAGATATATTCATTCGTGTTTCTATAAATTGCGTCAATTCATCACATAGTTGTTTTATTTCAAATGTAGAACCTATTTTTTCTGTGATATAGTCTTTTGTTCTCTCTACAATATGTAATTGACCAATCGTTTTCAGGTTAGAATGAAGATAGAAAAATGTTTGAGGTGTAATCTTCTTAATAACCATTTGACGCCGAATTTTGGATAGATCTTTGATAGATGATAATTGTTTTCTTAATGCATTGTTATTGCCAATGTCAGAAGATAATACAAACCCTATCATATCATATTCTTTTTGTAATACAGAACAATTAGTTGTTGGATTGAGTAATAAATGAGAGAAATGTCGCCGACCCATTGAAGTTACACATAGATTCAACAATTTTTCGACAGAAGAGTATTTGCCGACATAGTTATCCTGAATCATATTTAATTGCTTCAGAGAATGATTCGCCAAAATAAGACGTTCTGTACAGTTTTCAAATATAGGTTCTGCGATCTTGTTGACCAAAGAAGGATTATGTTGATAAATGAAATCCAATAGAAAGCAGAAACTCTGTATGGCATAGATGTGTTCATTTAAAAAAATAGAAGAGTCTTGATAGAATCGATTGAATAGTTCAGTTTGATACTTCTGTTTTTCGCAATTAATCGCCTGTTTTGAATGAGTAGAGTCTCGGTTATGTGTAAGATTGATTTTATGAATAGTAAGTGCCTGAATGCCAGAGTATTGAACAATATCATCGATTTCATTGTCAGTAATACCTTCCGCAATAACAATGACTTCACTTGGGCGATAAATCGAAACAAACCGCTCTAATTCATCAAATGTGGTCGGTGTTTTTATATATGTTTCTCTAAATTCGAATATATATGTTTTCCCAGTTAAAATATCGATATTAGATATACCTACATGAACAACTGATGTTGCACTAGCATCGGCGCCCATCATTTTTCGAAATGTTGTAGATGAAGCACTTATATCTACAACATTTATCCAAATACATATCGTATTATTTGTAATGTGAACACTATCATGTGAAAAATAGGTTCCAGGACTATATATACAATTCAAGCTGCGAACTGTTTTCATATGTTCGTCTTGCGTATATACAACAATTGTATACCCGGCATCTTGTAACTTCTTCAGGTATTTGTCAATCATATAATGAGAGAAACCTGCCATCATTACTTGCTGTTTTCCAACAGTCGATTTTTTATCTGCAATATTCAAATCGCATATGCGAATGAAATCGCTAATAGATGAACCAGAAATGGTGTCATTCTCTTTCAGTCCGTAGACCTCAAAGAAGGCTCCAACTTGCATCAAAACGATGGTATTGTCGCCATATTGTTCTTTATACTGCTTTGTCAAATCTAAATATTCTTGCACGAGAGCCATTCTATTCTATTATTTACATGGCATCTTTAAATATTTTTTGTATATAATATTACAAATATGTGACTGAGTATCGTGTGAAAATACTTAATTGACATCAAACTTGGGTGATATGAGTACCATTTTACTGTCATCGTATCCCAATGATTTATTCATTATTTTATTCTTATAATAAAGAAATTGATCTTTCGAAATTAATGGTAAGGTGTAATATATAAACTTCAGTAAAATTAATATAATTACAGCATAATATGGAAGATCATATTTCATAGAATGTGCCTTTAAAATGACGGTTTTATATTTTTCATTATAAATCGTAATTTCTAATCTAAAAAGAGGATCCATACTGTCATACTTCGTTTTATAACCATAAACAATACTATTTGAATGTTGTGCAACCCACATAATTTTTTTAAATTTGCTCTTTTTTAAATGAAGAAAATGTTGTAATTTATTGTTCACTGTATGAACATTATCAGTAAAAATACAGATATCAATATCACTTTGTTGAGCAAAATAATCTTGGCGTTGAACACTACCGTAAAAGTATATTTTTTCTTCAATATAATTGCTCATTTTATTGAAGAACTTCTTTATTTTTGGCGATAACTCGTTTCTGGTATACTCCATATTATATATTAGATTTTAACTATACTTAAAAGTATTTAATTAATCAACTATAATGGATTGTATCAAAGAAGAAATCAAAGAAGAAATTAATGTCATAGAATTACAATTTATTCGCGATAATATCGAAATTATGATGAAAATCAACCAAGTAGAAGTCTTGCGTATTTTACATAAAGAACCTAATATTATTTTAAACGAGAATAATTATGGTGTGCATATTAATTTATCAGATTTACCACAATCACTTATTGTTGAATTAAAGAATTATATTCAATATGTTCAAACACAAGAGAATAATTTACAGTATATGGAGACACAGAAGAATAATATGAGATCACTCTTTAAGGAGAAAGAAGTTAAAGAATACCTTTAAATAATATATACACATGAATCTTGCATCACTTCAATCATTATTTTTTACGAAAAAAATAATGGATTCGTATACAGCGGCAAAGCCGTCGACACTACAAACGAAAATAATGCTGCCGAAATCTATTCAGATTTATGACAGCGATACAGATGATGACGACAAATTTGAAAAACCAATTTGTCAGAGACCCGATGTTGTTTTCTTTGAAAAACCAATTTGTCAGAGACCTGATGTTGTTTTCTTTGAAAAACCAATTTGTCAGAGACCTGATGTTGTTTTCTTTGAAAAAGTTGAGAAAATACCACAATTACAATGTCCTTTGGTTCAACCTGTTTTAAAGGTTGAAAGATTAATTGTTCCACAGAAGAAGATTAATAAACGAGATCGCCCAACAGTTCCTAGAAAGAAGGATCATCTATTTTGGTGTTTTTATATTATTGTCAATGGTTTCTCTGAATATGAATATCCAGGAAACAATTCTTTTGAAAATGAAAAGAGAGAAAAGTTTCGATTGATTGAGTTTCTCAGAAAAGAAAATAACAAGGCTATTTTAAAGAAGTATAAAATTATCAAAGTGAAAGAAGATATCGAAAATGATTTAGCTAATAAAGAGAGAATTGGAATGAAGACATTTATTGCATTATGTTATACTCATCAATTAAATATTCTCTTCATTCATCGCCGCAAGTGTTTCCAAATTCATGGAGGACATCCAGAAGAAATATATCATGTTGTTCATCAATATGATCCACCCCATCAAAATTCGCATGGATTATATAAATATGCATATGACTCCGATGCAACAATAGAAGAGAAAACAAAATATCGAGATCCTACTATTTTCTATTTATGGGAAACAATCGATAAACCACTTAAAGCAGTTTCATCATACAAGGTTGCAGATTTAACGCAGATATGTCGAATAAATCATGTTGATTCCAAGGGTAAAACCAAACCGGAAATGTATGAAATGCTCATGGATCGTATGTAAATTAATTATAGTTCTGTATAAAGACAACTACATTATATAGGTAATCCATGTCAAATAAAATCGTCCCAACACAACCTATTCAATGGAAAGATACCATCGAATTTGTTCCTCCTATTACAGAAGGAGAAGTAATCAAAGTATATGATGGTGATACTATTACAATCGCAAATGTAATGCCTTTTAAAAATAGTCCATTGTATCGATTTCCTGTGAGATTATTGGGCATTGATTGTGCCGAAATAAAAAGCAAGAATCCTAATGAAAAAGATCATGCAAAACAATCAAGAGATCGATTGTCTGAATTAATTCTACATAAAACAGTTACGCTTCAAAATGTTTCCACTGAAAAATATGGGCGGATTTTGGCGAACGTATTTTTAGACGAATTGTGTGTAAATAAATGGATGTTGGAAGAAGGGTTGGCCGTAGAATATGATGGTGGAACCAAACATTCACCCACATCATGGACTGAAAATTTATAGGTCCAACCTTTCAATTTTTGATAAACTCCTCTTTCTTTTTGACTCAACTTTTAAAGTTGTATTTATAATTATAATACACAGAACGTATTATAATTATTCTAATAAAATTGAATATAATATTAAATAATATAAAGTATATATAACAAAGGATGAAAACACAAAAGAGAGATACTCAATCAAAATTTGAACCCAGTCAAAGAGGACCGAGGGGATCTCCTACAGAAGAAAAATCAATGGATGCACAATTGGTTGATTGTGTCCAAACTTATTTGTCAGATATTAAAGAAATAAGAGATCATCCAGAACTTGAGGTTCGCATTGGAGGATATCCATTCATTACAAAAATGAACTTTGATAATGTCGTAAAAAAATTGTTGTCGTTGGGATTTAAAACGACAAATATAAAAGGCGTAGACTTGTTGCGAATTAATGTCACTGATCAATTTGACTCTTATTATCGAGCAGAAATCAATGATTTCAAAGCAATACAAGATTATTGTATTCACGAAAGTATTCAACGTATTACGACAGAATATAATGGCGTTGTTCGATTTGAACAAAAAAGACAGAAAGCAATGGTCATGAATTACGACTATAACTTGAAATATGCATATTCTGTTGAAAAAGTATTTTCGCCAACATCAACCGTTGGTATCATTGAAAATTGGAATAAAAGTGGCAAAATGTTTCGTTATATGAATCGTGTCACTTTTAAACACGCAGATTTACCTATCATTGTTGATATGAGTATAGTCAAACAATCTGGTGGCGGCAATGGACCAAAAGGAAAACAATTTTATTCTTTGAAAACGGCAGATTTGTTTAATCAGAGAGAAAGATATGAAATTGAATTGGAAGTAGATAATGATTTGGCAAAAGATAATACAGCGAAAAGTCTCATTGATAATATTAAAAAAGTTGTGAAATATGTTCTCATGGGACTACAAGAAACGAGTTATCCAATATCGTATACTGAACAGAAGATGGTATTGAATGAATATATGAAACTCACGAGACAACCTACTGATTATAAACGGCGAATTAATTCTCGCAATTTCATTGGACCTTCTTCAAATACTTTACAGATGATCAATATTATGGTCTCAAGTAATCGAAATATACCAAACATTCGATATGATTATGTCGCAACAGAAAAGGCAGATGGTGATAGAGCGCTGCTATTTATCATGGGAAATAAAGATGAAAATGATGAAAGACAAGACAAAGAAGAAGGTATTGATAGTGGCGAGGGAAGGAGGAAACCGAAAAGACCAACAAGTAATATACATAATGGTAAAGTATATCTCATCAATTCAAATATGAATATTATATTTACGGGAGTATATGTCGAAGATGCGACTGTTCATTTGAGTCTCTTAGACGGAGAGAATATATTAAAAGACAAATCAAATCAAAGCATTCATTTATATACACCATTTGATATTTACTTCTATAAAGGCAAAGATACACGTGAAATGCCACTCTTTGAAAAAGATCCACAAAAATACTCGAGAGATGATTTATTGACGGAATGTGTCAATCTTATGAATGAACAATTGAAATCCGTCATAAGAACAAAAATGTCGTTACCGATTACAATTAAAAGAAAGCAATTTTACGATGTTAATCCAACAATCGACCCGGAAACAGTGCCGAATAATATGAAAATCTTTACTGCTTGTTATCACATTTTAAATGAAATTGGTGACTCCTTCGTATATAACACTGATGGTATCATATTTACACCCAAGTATTTAGGTGTTGGGTTTAGTCCTACGGACAAGTCAAAGAAGAAGACATGGGATTATTCATTCAAATGGAAACCTCCCAAATATAACACAATTGATTTTCTGGTAAGGACAATCAAAAATGCACAGAACACAGAAGATGCTATTCAAAATTATTTGGGAGATGGATTAAATACTACAAGTATGACACAAATAAAAGAATACAAGACTCTGCGGTTATGTGTTGGTTATGACCCGTTTAATCATCTACACGGATACATCGATCCATGTAATATGGTATATTCTGGAGAATTTAAAGACATGAAGTTGATCAACCCACAACAATCTGGCAATCGTTCGAATTACAAACCTGTTCAATTTCAGCCTACGGATCCACCCGACTTTAATGCTGGAATATGTAATATCGAATTGAATGCTGCTGGACTCATGATGACAGAAGAAGGCGACTCCTTTCAAGATGATATGATTGTTGAATTTGCATATGTCACAAATAATGAACCAAAATGGAAATGGGTTCCCTTAAGAGTTCGATATGATAAGACGGCAAGACATAATCAAGGAGAGAATGAATTCGGTAATGCATTTCATGTTGCGAATAATAATTGGAAATCAATTCATAACCCTATTACGGATTATATGATCACAACAGGATATAGTATTCCAACATCTTCTTTAGAAGATCAAGATAAATATTATAATAGAGAGACAACTGCGACATCAACTGCATATTTGCGAGATTTTCATAATAAATATGTCAAGAAGTTGTTAATAGAAAGTGTTTCGAAGAGAGACGATACGTTGATAGATTATGCCTGTGGTAAAGCAGGAGATTTATCCAAATGGATCGATGCAAACCTGAGTTTTGTCTTCGGTATAGATAAGAGCAATGATAATATAGTGAATCGATTAGATGGCGCATGCGCTCGTTACTTAAATAATCAATTTTCAAATAACACAAATCGACGTATTCCTGATGCACTATTTATTCAAGGTGATTCTACGAAGAATATTCGTGATGGTCAGGCATTGAGCACAGAAACAGGTAAAATCATTATGCAAACTGTTTTCGGTGAGTGTTCCAGAGAAGAATCTGAAACAGTTGGTCAATATGTAGTAGAACAATATGATAAAGGCAAAGATGGATTCAATGTATCTTCGTGTCAATTTGCTATACATTACTTCTTTGAAAACATAACGACCTTGACGAACTTCTTGATCAATGTTGCTCAATGCACTAAAAAAGGTGGATATTTTATCGGGACTTGTTATGATGGAAAATCAATATTTAATATGCTGAGAAATGTTCAAAATGGTTCATTTGTCAAAGAAACGATTCGTGGAAAGAAAATATGGGAAATTATGAAGAAATACAAAGAGGCAGAATTTAGAAATGATTCATCTTCTTTGGGTTATGAGATTAGTGTATTTCAAGAATCGATTGGCAACTATTTCTCTGAATATTTAGTAAATTTTGATTATTTAAATAAACTCATGGAATTATATGGATTTAAATTGATTACTGGCCAAGAAGCGAATAAACTCGGCTTACCTGAAGGTTCTGGTCTATTTGAGATATTATATAGACAAATGGAAATGAAATTGAGAAAAGACCCGAATTTGATGGTTGGTGATGCATTATATATGACACCAGAAGAAAAGAAGGTATCTTTCTTGAATCGTTATTTCGTATTTCAAAAGATACGAGATGTTGATTTAAAACAGGTAGTCATTGAAGATAATGGTGGATTAATAAAGAAATCGATGAAGGTTAAAACTGCTGTCAAAACGGCAAAGGAGTTTCTATCTAAAGCAACTGGACAAGAATTTAATATCGAGAGTGAAAGTGGAATCAAGACTCAACTACAAGGACAACTCACATTGAAGGATTATGAAGAAGGAGAAGTTGTAGTACCGAAGAAGTCTAAGGCGAGAATACAAGATTCTGATGAAGAAGAAGGAGAGATAGAAGAAAGCGAAGAATCCTATCCCGCAGAAAAATATAAATCACGGACACCATCACCTTTACCTTTACCTTTACCTTTACGAAAAAATGAAGTAGCAACTATGAAACCTGCTTCTTCTGTCGCTAGATTTGTTGATTCCGATGAAGAAGAAGAAGAAGAAGAACAAGCTCCAAGACTTCCTTCTCCAAGACTTCCTTCTCCAAGACTTCCTTCTCCAAAGCCTCCTTCTCTAAAGAAAGTGTCAGAGAAAGAAGAAGAAGAAGAAGAAGAATTAATTGCACCACCAAAGAAGAAAAGGGCAAAAACTATAAAGTTGGGTGAAAATGGATCTCCAAAGAAACCTAAAAACAAAACAATAAAGGCGCCAAAAGAACCGAATCTAGCAAAGGAAGCAAAAGATGCTGAGAAACTCGCAGCTAAAGAAGCAAAAGATGCTGAGAAACTCGCGGTCAAAGCAGCCAAAGATGCAAGAGATGCTGAGAAACTCGCGATCAAACAAGCCAAAGATGCAAGAGATGCTGAGAAGCTCGCAGCCAAAGCAGCCAAAGAAGTAAGAGATGCTGAGAAGCTCGCTGCCAAAGCAGCAAAGGAAGCAAAACCAAAGAAAATAAAAGAAAAACCACAATTAATAGAAGATTAAATTAAGTATAAGTATTTAATGATTTAATATTAGCGGCGTGTAGTATTCGTAAACATAACTTAAATAATAATATATAATAACAGACAATGAGTTATTATATATTGCCAAAGAAACACATTTTTTTTTCATTAACACCATATGAAGCAATAGCAGATGATATTAGCGACGCACCATTTATTTCACATAGTGTTTATTATTATATGAATGAAATAGATAATGAATTATCACATTGTAATATAACAAATTCAACAATCGAATTGTTACAAAAGCAATTCAATCCATATGAATATTTACGAAACAAGGATTTCATTCATTCAAATAAATATTCATTTACATATTTTATTTTTATAGAATTATTGAAAATCTCTAATATTATGTTCGATACATACGCGATAGATAAGTATAAAGGTATAAATATCTTCTGTGACAGCGAAATAAATGATATTATGTCATCAATTATATATATAAATAAATACAATAAACTACATTTTAGCCAAACCATAACAGAAAATATAGATATCATGACTTTTTTACAAACAAACATTGTCGAAATAAAATCATATACAATAGATCTATTAACTATTCTCTCAAATATATTATTATTTCAATCAAATCATGGAAGCACTATTATAAAGATCGGAGAAATCATGTATAAACCAATAATAGATATTCTGTATATATTATCATTATTATATAATAAAGTATATATTATTAAACCTTATTCATCTAGTGGATTTAGCAATGAAAGATATATTATTTGTAAAAAATTCACAGCAACTCTAACAGAAAGAAAAACATTACATCTATATTTTAGTGATGTTCTGACAAAATGGACCAATTGCGAAAAAGTCGAGTATCGTAAAAATAGTTCTCTCTTTTCAAATGAAATCCCGTATCACTTTATAAATAAAATAGAAGAATCCAATCTAGGAATTGCTCATCAATTGTTGGAATATAATGATATCTTAATAAATGCAATTTATAACAATTTATGTAAAGAAAAATTAGAAAGCATCAAAAAGAATAGTATAAATAAATGTATTATATGGTGCGATAAATATAAAATTCCTTATAATAAAACGAGCGACAAGAATATATTTTTACAAAAAATAGAACCAATCGTAGCAGAAATGGAATTGGTCGATCTGTCATTTAATTGAAAGAACCAGACATTCCTGTTTCCGAAACAGTTGTCCCATTTACGTTGTTACCTATATTCCCCAATTGGGACAATGCTTTTACTCGTTGATATTCGATTGTATTTACAATTGCACAATTACGTTGGTTTCCAAAAGAACGCATATATGTTGAATTTGAGTTCTGACAAGTTGTATACTTATTTTTATAAATAAAAGGATTGCCACTCGATTTAGATAATACAGACGCTCCACTTAATCTACGTATTGATGCGATATTTGTGCTAATCGTATCCGTCGTTAATTTTAATAATCTGGTACTACTACTTACACCACCTTCTACTGCGAATTGAGGATTACTCGGTTTATATATCACTGTTTTACATCCACGTGGATTAGAAGGTCCATTTATTGGAACTCCAACATAAGGATTCTCTATGAAATTATAATATATCATTAATGCTCTCTCTTTATCACCTTCAATTGAAGAGAGAAATATGTTCATTTTATATAATGAATCGGTCACTTGTGCATTATATGTAGCAATATCATTTTCTGTGAATATTCCTGGTTGAGATTTTAATAATAGATATATTCTGTTTACTATATTTAATTGCGAATATGTCAGCTCATCCACATTTGGATAACAGTTTGCAATATATGTATTCGACATCGCTTGTGGACTTCCTGGTTTCGCGTTTCCGATAGAACCACCAAGTGGTCCTTGAAAATTAAAGGCCTTTTGTTGATATGTTTGACATCTATTCTGTAAATATTGATAATGTGTATTATAATAGTTTTGAGGCAAATTTGTATTGGCATAAATAACCATTTTTTTGGCTTTGGCTTCTTGATTACAGCAAAACTTTTTGTTAGTGACACAAGGTTCAGGATTATTTGTCAGATATCTTTCTGGAGAGAAACTGGCAACCAAGCCTATACCATAACATTTTTGACAATCTTCATTTAACTGGAGAGTCCCATTTTTCTCTGATTTTGGATTATGTTTTACACTAAATCTTCCTGGTTGATCTATTGTTTGACCAATTAATGTATCCATTTTAGATGAATGTGAAACTCGACTAACTTCTATATATTCATTCGGTTTATCTGGATTTATAACTGTGATATATGGTTGTGTTGATGTTCCCTTTCTATATTGCCATTTTAATGGTCTTGGAAGACCGTATTTTTGTGGAGCATTATTTGTTGGATCTTTATTTGTTAATGGACGTATATTACCACTCGTTATTGCAACTGGATAACTATATGCACCAGTTCCTTTTGTAGTTGCTCCGCTTAATGTAAATGGTTGTGCTGTTGTATTATTATATGACTCCATTCCTTGACCAAATACGTTTGTAGACATATTATATATATATATAATAAAGTATATATATAATATGTTAATCAAATTACTTATTTTATTTTTTATTTTTTTATTTGCATATCAAATTACTATATATTACTTTTATGGTAAAGAAGGACTTACTAGTACAAGTACAGAATATAAAGAATATGATATTAACTCCGATAATGCTCTTATATTGTCACAGCAAAATGCAGGGAATATTATTAATTTAAGAGAGAGAGTCGATTCATGTAATGCTCTCTCTGATGTAGTTCAAGATTTATCAGGCGAATTACATCTTCTACAATCACAAGTCAATGATATGGTAACTGAACTAACTAATGGTGATAACATCCCCGATATCAATGCTTAAGAAATAAGTAATACGAACTGTATCTGATGAACTAAATATATATTAACTATTAATATATGTCAAATTTCCCAAAATTATCATTAGGAGATAATTATCCATATTGGAAATATATTAATTCGCCTTCTAAAATGGGTATGGATGGAAATCGTAATAGTCTTACAGCAGACGTAAAAGGTTTAATGGCTTATTCTGATTTGCTTATTTCAGGTCAAAGTCGTGCATCAGCAACAGGACATCCTTTAGGTAATCAATATTTTTTAAATACAGGTGGACAATGCTGTATTTCAAAAGATTCGTCTGGCAATTGTATTGAACAAGTTGACCGATATATGTATATTAATAGTATACCAGATGGAAGTATTCCATTTATACAAAATGATATGTCTAGTGATTCAAATGCTCCAAAAGGTTTATTGATAGGCATTTTGGAAGATTTAGAGGTTCTTGATCCATTTGCGCTATTTGACGCTTTTACTAGTAGCTCAAACCCTACTTGTATGCAAATAACATTACAAGTAACTGATACTAGTAATAATGTTTCACAAGATACACAATATGTAGCAGAAAGTGATGTAAACAAAATCAGTCCTTGTAAATTTACAGATTCTAAGTATAATAAAACAAATCCATTTAATAACAAGAAATGTGGTGAAGCATTCTCAAATATCAATAATGCGTATTTTGATGAAGACAGTCAATCATTAGATCGATACTATCCAACTGATCCAATAATACTGTTGTATTTTATCCTAATATTTATTCTTGGATTATATATCTTTTACAAAATATCTTATAAATAATATAATTTACTTCTATTTATGTCCATTATTTCGAGTGCGTCGTTTCTTATTTGAATATCGATATCTATATGTTCTACGACGTTTATACTTTCTTCCTCCTTGTACGGATTTTTTTAAATCATTATTTAATGCTGCTGTCTCTGCATCTTCATCTTCATCTTCTCTGATAAAAGATTGTTCCGATTCAGGAAATGAATTTTCAAAGTTGGGAGGGGCTGGTGCTGCTAAATCTTCTGCTGCTAAATTTGTTGCTTCTGGCATTGCTGCTGGCATTGCTGCTTCTGGCATTGCTGCTTCTGGTATTGCTGCTTCCGGCATTGCTGCTTCTGGTATTGCTGCTTCTGGCATTGCTGCTTCTGGCATTGATACTGGTTCTTCTTCCGTCGTTGATTGCGTTGGAATGATCTCATTTACTTGCGATGACGATGCTTTTTCAGGTTCTCCAAATATTCCAAGCATACCCTTATTTTCTTCAGTTTTTTCATTAGAAACATTTTTATATAATTCATTCGATGTAGTAAGTTCATTTACTTTGTTGGTCAAATCTTGATTAGTAACTATTTCTTCTTCTTTTTCTTCATTTCCTAATGTAGGCACAATAGGCGCAACCACAGGAGTAGTTGTATTCGATGAACCAAATAAATTAAAGAAACCAAAACCATTCTTTTGTGGTGGTGCACTTATCACGCTACATTTGTCTACCTCATTTTTTGCGGATTCTGCTCTTTCAACATCGATTTTTACTGAATCAAAAATATTAATGAATTTAACATATAGTTCTTTTGTTTTATTTAACTGTTCTTCGAATTCCTTCCCTGCATTGTAAACTTCCTCATATTTTTTGTTTTTGTTAGATGTGCTACTAAGCAGATCACCAACCCAACTTCCACCATTCATATTTATATTATTTCCTGCTAGATTCTGAGACACCTTAGGCATATATTATAATAAGAAATTATAATATATTATCATTTTTTCATCATTTTGTATAACCAAAATGCAGCTATTGCACCAGCAGTTTCAAATACTATATAAGGAACTATTTGCTCTGTACTAATTTTCTTACATGCCATTAATGCTAAAGCAACTGCAGGATTGTATGCCGCACCTGATATAGGACCACCAAAATAAGCAATAATTGCTAAAGTTGCTCCAACAGCTAACCAATTTTCAGTCGCTAAAATTACAAAAGTCAACAGTAAAGTTCCACAGAATTCAATAATATATGTTTTCAAATTAGTATTCATATATATAATTTATATATAGATTAATATCCTTGCCCAACAATTGCCCCTGAATTACATATACCTCCTCCTGCTGTACATGACTTATTATATATAGAACCTTTCTTTGCCGGTGCGACACAACCAGCGGATCTTGTTCTTTGAAGACGAGTGCGAACAAAGCTTTTATCATAACTCTTAAAACTTAACAATGCGTCATTAGGTAAGCCTTGCTTATATGAACTCTTACCAACTGATCCTCTTTTCAATATTGATGTTCGCATTGAAGAACATATTGGTGTAATATAATTCATATGTCCAGTTTCAGCAGGTATCTGTCTTTGTGTTGACGCTGAGAAAAAACGATAAGGTTTTGTTCTCGCTACTTCTTTTTCTCTCGCCAATGCCTGCTGTTTCCATGATGTATCACATTGAGCATATTGAAGTCTAGATTGCGCATAATCGCCTCCTCCATCTGATGGATAAAACTTTGGCGGATTAGGATGTTTTCCGGGTAAAGAACCATAACTATGATATTGTATGTTACCAGGCGTTTGCGATGTGCTTAATGGTCCAAACGTTTGCGCTTGAACATAATTATTTCCTTGCATTGAAGATGGACTTAGTGTGTAATAAGATGCGTAGTTATTCGACATTATAATATAATCATAGAATAAGTATTACTAAATATTATCTTTTACACTCAAATGAGATTAATACCTTCGAATTGCTTTCCATGCTACTTGCGTAGAATGATTTTCATCTCCTCCATTACTGAGATTATTATATGTCTTTACTATTGCTTTTTGTTTTAAATAAGTTAAATAATCAGAACTGTCGTAAACGTATTTGCCATTACAAGCTGCCGCAGGCACAGCTGTTTTATCGCATGCGCTCTGTATTCCTCCAAACCCGCCTGATAATCCATGTAATCCAGGACGAGATTGAGGTGTCTGACAAGGTCCTCCGCAACTGTAATTTTTTCGACAAAGAACATCTCCCGAGTTGGTTACTGCTCTAAAAGGCGTAATTACACGATGAAGTTTAGATGCCGCCAATTGTGTTTTATATACATTATTCCATGCTTCAACAACCTGAAAACGTTGTTGTTCTACATCGATAAAAGTATGATCATCTGTTTGATTCCATTGAGGAGAAAACCCTTTCATGCCTCGTCCAAGACGAGAATAACCAGGCATACTCATTGAAATTCGAGGTGGCATTCCAGTTGATCCATGTAAACTTACGCTTAATCCAGCCATATATAGTATAATATTATATAAAAGATTGGGATATTGAGTTCAATAAACTCATTTCATCCTAAATAATAATATTCATAATATTTATTATTAATATTATGAATATCGCAAAGTTACTCGGTTCTCTTACAGTCATTTTTCTCTCTTTATTGGCATTAGACTCAATCTATTTCTTCTTTGTTCAAGCAAATATGAAAAATATGATTAGTTCTATTCAGCAGACTCCAATGAAGATTAATTTGAGTTATTTTGTTCTTTGTTATCTATTTTTAACTTTTGCGATTTACTATTTCATTATTAAAGAGAGAAAACCTACAATCGATGCCTTCTTACTTGGATTAACTGTCTATGCAATTTACGAGTTGACAAATGCTTCTATTTTTACAAAATGGAAAAATTGGGTTATTTTAGTAGATTCTATTTGGGGAGGTGTTTTGTTCTCTCTTGTAACGATTATATATCGTTATTTTTACAGAAATTAAATATCATAGAATAATTGGACTTCTTCAATCAAATTATCCGTACGATTTTCTATCCAATAATTTATTTGTTTAGACAACCAGTCTAACTGGTTGATCCATTTCTCTCCCCAACAAGAAGTAAAATTAGTTCCTTCATCACTATAGTTGTGAGGATTAAAACGAATGAATACGATTGGTCGATATCCAAACTCTTGTGATATCTCAATAATATGTTTATTATCATAAACACGATTACAATTTATATTATGATATTTTTCATCTATTTCAATAACTAATATTTGGGGACCTAAATCTAATATTAGAATGATTTGACTTTTTGGAGAATCTGTCATCTTATAAGATATCCATGACAAATCTGGAAAACTTGTTTTTATATGTTTTACAACAGAATGGTATTTTTTTGTTTTACTTGTTATAATTACATTTACCATCCCGTCCAATTTGTGTTCAAAACAGTATAATGTTGTTTTCTCTCCTTCGAAACCAAACAAAGAACGCTTTTTACAATCTGGATAATGGCACATGTTGGAATAATAATATAATCATTATATTATTATTATTAATTCAGTTTATAAATGAAATGTAAAAAAATATTAGAAGAATATTATTATTATACCCCATTTATTGAATATCATAGAACAATTGGACTACTTCAACTGTTTTATCCGTGTGATTTGCCATCCAATAATGTATTTGTTCAGACAACGTATCCAATCGATTGATCCATTCATCCTTCTTTGTCTTCTTTACTACACAAATACCCTGCTTATTCTGTCCCCAACAAGAAGTAATATTTTTTCCTTCATTACTATAGTCGTCTGGATTGAAACGAATAAATACGATTGGTCGATGTCCCAAATCTTGCGATATTTCCATAATGCGCTTATTTTCACAACTACAATCATAATCAGTGTGCTGATTTTCGTCAATCTCGATAACTAATATTTGTTCACCTAAATCCAATAATAGATCAGGTCGTCTCTTTGAACAGCCTCCTACTATTGTCTTATCTGCTGTCCATGACAAATCTGGAAATTCTGTTTTTACATGTTCTACAACCGAAAACTCTTTTGTTTTATAATTGCGAGTTACCGGTTTATCTGGAAACATATTGATATAACAGAAAAGACAATAACCATCGTATTTTTCTGTAACAAGAGTATAACACCAATTATTTTGACACGATTTATCTTTTATATTTATCATTCCCTCCAATTTATGTTTTGAACAATATAATGCTTTAAGTCCTTCAAAATTAAAACCAGGTCCAGTTTTACAATTTTCATGTTGACACCTTTTATTTTTTATATCTATCATTCCATTCAATTTATGGATTGAACAATATAATCCCTGTATTTCTCCTTCAATATTGAAATGAGGTTGTGTTTTACAATTTTCATGTTGACACCTTTTACTTTTTATATCTACCATCCCATCCAATTTATGTTCTGAACAATATAATCCTAATTGTGACCCTTCAATATTGAAATTAGGTATCGTTTTACAATTTGGATGAAAACACATTTGATGTTTCACGTCTATCATTCCATTCAATTTATGTTCTGAACAATACAATGCTTTAAGTCCTTCGATATTGAAAGTAGGTTGTGTTTTACAATTTGGATAATGACACGTTTTACTTTTTACATTTATCATTCCATCTAATTTATGTATTGAACAATATAATGTCGTTTGTTGTCCTTCAAAATTGAAAACAGGACTCGTTTTACAATTTGGATGAATACAACTTTTACTTTTTACATTTATCATTCCATCTAATTTATGTATTGAACAATATAATCCTAATTGTGATCCTTCTGTATTGAAATGAGGTATCGTTTTACAATTTTCATGTTGACACGTTTTACTTATCACATTTATCATTCCATCCAATTTATGTTCTGAACAATATAATGCTTTAAGTCCTTCAAAATTAAAATGAGGTATCGTTTTACAATTTTCATGTTGACACGTTTTACTTTTTACATTTATCATTCCATTCAATTTATGGATTGAACAATATAATCCTAATTGTGACCCTTCAATATTGAAAGTAGGTTGTGTTTTACAATTTGGATAATGACACGTTTTACTTTTTACATTTATCATTCCATCCAATTTATGTTCTGAACAATATAATCCTAATTGTGACCCTTCTGTATTGAAAGTAGGTATCGTTTTACAATTTTCATGAAAACACGTTTTACTTTTTACATTTATCATTCCATCCAATTTATGTTCTGAACAATATAATCCTAATTGTGACCCTTCGATATTGAAAGCAGGTTGTTTTTTACAATTTGGATGAAAACACTTTTTACTTTTTACATTTATCATTCCATCCAATTTATGTTCTGAACAATATAATGCTTTGAATCCTTCGATATTGAAATTAGGTATCGTTTTACAATTTGGATGAAAACACGTTTTATTTTTTACATCTACCATTCCATCCAATTTATGTTCTGAACAATATAATGCTTTAAGTCCATTTTTATTGAAAGTAGACCGCTTTTTGCAATCTGGATAACGACACATTCTTTGAATAATAATATAATGAATATATTATTATTTTTAATTCAATTTATAAATGAAAAATAAAAAATTATTAGAAGAATGTTATTATTATATTATCCTATTTTCACATTATTATTTAATTTTCTGTCAATATTCTGGGAGCAACATTCATTGAGATCAATTCTTGGAATAGAAGTTTGCAAGCATATGGTATTTCAACATACGAGAAGTCCGTTCTGTTATCGCAAGTCTTACAATGATGAATATGTACTTCGTCGTTATACGATGCAATCAAACCGCATTTCTTACAAACGTGAACTGAATATTTGTCTGATACGTCATACAACCTTTCTTTTGTAAACCGCGAGGCTCCATGAGCTACTGTTGTATCTCTCTCCATCTCACCAAATCTTAAACCACCATCTCTTGATCTACCTTCAGCAGGTTGTCTAGTCAAGTTCACCATTGGACCAATTGAACGACTGTGTTGCTTATCAAGAACCATATGTTTCAATCTTTGATAGAATACTGGACCAGTGAAGATACTACATTCGTGTTGTTCTCCTGTTAAGCCATTATACAGAAGTTCATTACCATTTGCTTCATATTTTGCCTTTAACAATTCATCGCGAATCGTATCCACATCTAGATGACCGAAACTTGTTCCATCTCCAAATAATCCTAATGATAGCAATACTTTCGCCAAGATGGTCTCCTTCAATTGAGCAATTGTCATTCTGGAAGGGATAGCATGAGGATTCAATATAATATCAGGACGAATTCCATCCTTGGTAAAGGGCATATCTTCTTCTGGAATAATATTACCAATTGTTCCTTTCTGTCCACTACGACTAGAGAATTTATCACCAAGCACAGGAGGTCTTACTGCTCGAACTCGCACTTTGGCAAAGTTATATCCATCTCCATTGCGATCAATATAATTCTTATCAATATACAATTCTTCATCTGTTCTGTAAATGCGACTCTTATCTTCGAATTTGATGACCTTGGTTGGATCATTTCTATTTTCTTTGATTGGAGTAATCTTTGAAATAATCACATCGCGATTTTCGACCAATGTATTTTCAGGAATAACACCTTTGCTGTTGACTTTGTTATAATTCGCAAACTTCATACCCTTTGTCTTTGTTGGGTCTGGTTTACAACGAATTTCTTCATCACCATTGACTTTCTGTTTGTCTTCATCTTTTTCAGTATGATAAATGGTTGCTTGAAACAGTCCTCGATCGATTGATCCTTTGTTGAACAGAAGAGAATCTTCTTGATTATATCCAGTATGTGTCATGATTGCAACCACAACATTATACCCAGAAGGAATATCGTTGATGTGAATCATATCCATAATACGAGTATCCACTAAAGGACGAGCTGGATAGGTAAGAACATAGGATGTCTTATCCATTCGGTTTTCATAGTTTGTAACATAAACACCGATTGCTTGTTTTGCTTGAGCACATTGATATGTATTTCTGGGAGACTGATTATGTTCAGGGAAAGGAATACAAGATGCGAGAATACCGAAGATTGTGCTAGGATGAATCTCACAATGAGTGAACCTATAAATTTCAGTGTTTATTGGGCGATGAACCCATTGTTTCTCCAAGTCGGCTGGTGTCATTGAAATCAAACAGTATGATTGTTCTTCTGGATCAATATACTCAATAATGGCTTCAGGAAGAACACAATTCGTCAACAGGTCATTCCATTTAACATCACACCTTCGAAGTTGAGGAATAACTGATTTTTTCATAATGAGATGATTATTGTTGACTCGTAGCAATGGGCGAGTCAATCGTCCTGCGTCATTACAAATGCGAATCTCAGCAGTCTTATAGTCGAATATGATAGAAACATATATATTCAGTGAACCTTCTTGTTTTTTGAGTTTCAACATATTATACAATGCAACTGGATCTTCAACGATACCGATCCAACATCCGTTAATCAATACTTTGACTTTTCCAAATGTTTGTAAAGGAGTACAAGTTGACAATTCAATGACGTTCTCCAATACGCATTGATATATTGGCTCCGAGTTGGAAGCAATTGTGATATGCGCCATATATGCAAGATTCTTGACAACACCAACAGATTGACCTTCTGGTGTCTCAGCAGGACATAGATAACCCCAAGAAGTATTATGTAACTTACGAGGAGGAATCAGTTTGCCACTTTTATCTGTCGGGGTAGAAATACGACGCATGTGACTCAAACTGCTGACATAAGTCAATCGATTTAGAACTTGTGCAACACCAACTTTGTTACTATTGATTTGTTTGATTCCAAAGTCGCCGGTGGACAATGCCTTTTTCAATCCATTCTCAATCGTTGTTGATTTGATGATCTTATAAATATTTGTCATATTGACAATGTTCATATATTGTTCAGTCGATTTCCAAGAACCATTATTGATTTCTTTGATAATCTGTTTCTCCATATCTTTCACAAGCTTATTGAAGTAATTGCGAAATAGGTTGTTCAACAGAGAACCAGTAAGATCAATGCGTTTATTCAAATATGAATCACGATCACTAGGTTTGATCCAATCAAATTTGGCTTGTAATATGCGATTTGTCATGTATCCCAAGAAGAATATTTTCTGTGACAGAGTAGCACAATGAGGGAATAAATCATTTGACAGAATATCATTTGCAAATTCCAATTTCTTGCGTTGTCCAGTTTCTCTATCCATATTAATGGGGGTATACATAACGTATCCAGTAATATATTTGATAGCATCTTCCTGTGTTAAGCAGGTATTTGCATCAATGATTGACGCAACAAGACCTTGTAATAGATCTTTATATTCAATGTTGTCAATATCCAATATAATATATTGACAAATTTCCATGTCAGGAATGATACCAAGCGCACGAAACAGAACGAATAGTGGGATAGGTTGTTTCACTCGAGGCAACTGAACAACAATGGGAAATCCAAGACCATTATTCTTTGACGAAACGAAGAGGTTCAGTTGTTTAGGAGAGATACATTTGAAGTCGGGGATTGACTTGATTTCCGCACTCCATGTATATTTAGTGTTATTTTTACTAACATTATAAATATATATTTTGTTTTCTGCTGCTCTTTCTTGTCCCAATACAGTTTTCTCTGATCCGTTAATGATGAAATATCCTCCAGTGTCATATTTACATTCACCAATGCTTTTAGGATCAACATGTTTGTATTGAGATAATACGCATATGTTTGATTTAAGCATGATTGGCATTTTTCCAATATGTATTTTTGGGAGAGTTTTGTAAAAGTTTTGAACATTCTCCAGATTTTCGCCGTTTCGAACAACGAAATGTATTTTAATATCAATCGTCATGACAGAAGCATACGTGAAATTGCGAAGCCTGACTTCTTGAGGGAACATCAGTTTAGTTGCTCCATTATTTTCATGAATCTGTGGACGATACAGATTGAAGTTTTCAAAAGTGACAAATAATTCCAATCTATGTTTGCCCGATGCAATATCAAGATCTTGTTCAGACTTGATATTAATTGGATTGAACATTTCGATTGTTTTCATCAATTGGTATTCAATGAAGTGATTGTATGATTCGATTTGATGTCGAACCAGTCTCTCCAAATGTTGCCCTTTGAAGTAACTTTCGATAATATCCCAAGGGGTTTCAATATATTCTGCTGCAAATATGTCGTCATTCTCTTCGACAGATTTAGCATTTGATGTATTTTCATTGATTGTTGTCATTGTTGATTTTATGGTTTGAGTAGATAACATAATTTAGTTATTAATTATTTCAATTTATTTTTAAATCGTTTCGTCTTTATCTTAATAAATGTTTTTTTTAGTAAACAATAAAGCGAATAGAATGCGAGTAAAGAATTCATTATAATACTAATTCTCTATTATAATGAGTTCCAATAAAAAGACGATACAGATTAATCCAGATTTATTTAAACTTCAAGGTTCATCCAAGTCACGAACGAGAAGTAATAGAGAGAGAAAGAAAATCGAGAAACCAATTACTCCAAATCTATTAAAAAGGCAATTAATAGAGAGAATCAAGGATCATAAGAAGAGGTTAGAACAGACAGAACCTCCACGAAGTAGTGTTAGTAAAAATGTCATAGTTCATGAAAAAACAGATGAATCAAAAGACGACGACGATGAATTTATAATGTCAATGAATTATCTTTCTTCTTTATCAGAGAAATCAGAGAAAGAATCAAATATTGAGTCAAAGGGTATACCAACAAGTATTCCAATTTTTCAAAAAATACAAACATCGACTGCACCAAATGTTCAAATGGTTGATATTGAGTTACATGATGATTTTAAAAATACACATATGCAATTGGAAAACGTTATACCAGCAACATCAATATCAATGTCAACAATGGAAGAAGATGATGATGTTTCACAATATCAACAACAACCGCAACAACAAGATATTATATTAAAATATGAAAGACCAACAGATGTTCCATATGGTTGTTTAAAGAATGGAAGTAAACCTACTTATCGTTCTTGGATGACACATAAGAATGATATATATAAACAACAACCAAATGATAATTCTTCTGTTTTGCTTGAAAGAGAGAAAAAGCTGAATGAGTTAAAAAGTCGTTTTAAAGAGAATGAAATAGAAGAACCAAAACAGATAGAAGATGATAGTCCGGTTTATATTAAAAAGACAATTCGAAGAAAATATACTCTTGGAAAGTCAAAAATATATAGAAAAGTTGGAGTATTGATTAAAAACATACAAACTAGAAAAAAAGTAATTGATTCACATAAAGAATTAAAGACTCATCATGTTAATGATATTAAAAAGTATTTGAGAAATAAAGGTCTTATTAAAATCGGCAATCATACTCCAACCGATTTATTAAGAAAAATATATGAATCTGCTATTTTAACTGGTGATGTCAATAATAGTAACAAAGAAACATTATTACATAATTTACTAAATGAATCGAGTGATCATTTTTAATTTTCTTGATTTAGTCCTCATCTGAGTCTTCGAATCTCGCCTTCTTTTGTGGTTCAGCATCAACACCAATATATGCATCTTCATCATCTTCGGCATCGGCATCTTCTTCCTCATCTTCATCCGAATTTTCATATTCTGGAGGAATTACAAGTTCTTCTTCTTCCATATCTATTTTGGGTTTTTTACTAATAATCTGTTCTACTTCTGTGGGATATTCTTCCTTTTTCTCCTTGTCACCTTTCTTCTTTCGCATTGGTGGTGGTGGAAGTTGTGAGATACCTTCTAAATAATTCTCTTCGGCAACATCTTCTGCTTGTGGCGACTCTTCGAGATCATAATAAGACTTTGCTTTTACAGTATTTTGTATAGGTGCGGTTATTTGTTTACGTTGTTGATATTTCATTGTTCGCTTATATTCATCGGAAGTCTCTAATTTTGCGATAATAGAGACGAATCGATCATTCAATTCAAATCGTTGTCCGATAACGATTGCTACAAAGATATCACCTTCCTTGATAGTATTAAAGTAATCGACATTATAGTGATGGTCTCTTGTAATAAATACAATTGCCGGAGAAGGTTTAATATTTGCTATATCTCCACGAATTCCAGCTTTTGTAATATTCACAGCAATACAAGTAATTTTCATTCCTTCCACTGGTAAACTTGTTTCGCATTCAAATAGAACTTCGAATATGATATTTCCGCCTCTAACTGTTCCACTGGAATAACTGATTATTTTGGAAGATCCTGGTTTGATGAATCCTTCAACCACACATTTTCCTTCATAATCATCTTGTATTTTTTGTCGTATTGTTTCATCAAGATTTTGTCCGATCGAAATGATAGAAATACTAATACTTCGAGTAATCATCGATGGAGCATATATTGCGGAATCGACAACTCCTTTCTTTTGTCTTCTGCTATTAAATTTGGATTTCATTTGTTGCGTTTGCATTGTTTTCATTATATTATTCATTATTATATTTATTTATATTCAATTTTATTTTATTATAGTAATCCAGTCTCTACATATTCATTCAATCGATATATATATAATATTTCTTAGTTATTTCTTACCTGTTTTTTTGAGAGGTTTTGTTTCTGGTTGAAATACGAAATTCATCGTATAATCAACTGGTTTCATATTTACAAATTGTATAAAGTTCTGTAATTCATAATTTAAAAACCATATTTTGTTTTCTTTATTTACTTTTTCATAATACCGAAGTATAAATTCGCATATATAACATAGTTCACTTTCATTTGTATATTTCAAATTGACATATGTAGGTGTCACTTCTAAATAATTATAATATTGTGATGGAGGTTTCGTTGTATCACTTAATTGGTATATTTTACTATTGACAATTTCATTCAATGTTTCGGTCATTTGTGTCTTATTCGTGCTTTTATTACATATTCGACCAGTTGGTGTCCTCTTTACATCTGGTTGTTTTTCAGTAATCTTTGTTTTAAATACCATTATATTATTATCTTTCATATCAATGAACCCGACTAATGAATTAAATAATTTCCCCATGAGGGGTGATAAATCTTCACTTTTTTGTTTCAGCATACGTTGCGAATCACTATAATCGGCAGTATTATAATTTACTTCTGTTCGATTCCACTGAAGAGTATTTGTATCTTTATGAAACATATAATAATGAGGTTTAGCCTTGTAGCTGATATATCCAAATGCGATTGAACCTTTATCACCTGACATGCGTATGAGCAGACTATCGCAGTATAATTTGAGTATTTTTATAAAATCATCGGTATCATCGTATTCATCTATATCTAAACTATATTGTAGTAACAGTATTTTCTCGTCTGGTAATAGATCATCAATAATATGTTCAACTAACATTTGTTGTAATGTCTCTCTTGGAACGGGGTCACTTGCGCTACGAATGAAGATACTATAATTACTTAAATTATACATTACGATACCTAATATAATGTGCTTTTCTATCCAAACCTCTTCTCCGTCATAGACTTTGGGTATTTCACGTATTTCCTTTTCGGTTTTATTGAAAATCTCCATTGACAGATCATATTTGGATTTCATCAAACTAACTAATTTGCCATATTTTGTATCTACATTCGCGCGTTCTACTTGAGGTGATTGTATTTTCAGTAGTTCTGCTGCTTTAGCAGGAACGGCAGCAGGTGTTATATCTCTTATAATATCGATTTTTTCTGGTAAAGCCTTGATTGGTACACTTCTATCATAGAGAGAAATATTCTTGTTATCTAATTCATTTGGTTGAAAGAGATAATATTCACCGATATTTACTAGATGTCCATTTCTCTCATATTTATCTTTAATGAATATATTTCTGTCATCAACCACATGTGTTAACGCAGCATATATTTGAATAATAGAATATCTATTGTGTGGATTGATTCTTTTTATTAAATCCAGTTTTTTGTAGAAAAATCGTTCTTTAAATAGTCCTTTGATGCGATTAATAATAGTATCGATGTTTGCGTTTGCAAATGCTTCTCCATATGTATATTCATTCGTATTCGTCGGTGTAACAGAACTACATTGATAATCACAATCTTCCATATAATCGCAAGTCATACTATATGGACTATCACCAACTTGAAATGGAATTGTTACTTTTGGTTGAGTAGAGAGAATAATATCCAAAGTAGTATTGATCTTTTGTTGAGAGAAGTTAGTCTGGTCATGATTGAGAATACAATCAACTGCGGTTTTCTTCAATAATCTGGTTACGACACCGATTTGTTTTGCTTTAAATTCTGCAACTCGATATATATATACATCTGCCGTTTCTGTATTTTTATCTTTCTCTGATAGAACTGTTCCATGTAAAAATATTTGTACGTTTCTTTTCTTTAAAGGCAACCATTTATGACTCAAATTACGGACAGCACGACCAACGACTTGTTCAATTCGATTCATATTATACCATGGTTCTAATATATGAACTTGACGTATTGCTTTAAAGTCAATACCTTCTGATCCTGATTGAGAGATTAATACCACTTTGATTTTCTCTCCAGAAATATCTATATTTTTCACTTCATCGAAGATATTATCAATATTTGTGATTGCTTTGACATCTCCGTCATTATTAGGAGATAAATGACTATCGCCAGTAATCATGATATATTTTGCTGGTTTAAAATCCGGTCTTTTTGTTGATTCCATTGTTCTCACATCTACTGCTGCAGTAGGAGGTGTTTTAAATAGTGAGTTTGAACCGTATCTTGTAAATCCCATTTCTTCTAATGCTAATGCCATTGGTATAAGTCCACCATATAAGTATTGAGAATAAATGAGTATAATACCCTCTGAGATAATACCTGTTTGTTTGTTATGTATCGTATCACAAATGCTTTTTATCTTTGAACTATACTTGCCGATATTATCTTGATCAAAGAATGCACCATAACCTGCTTTATATTCGTAATTTAAATTTTTATTGAATGACATTACTGTAGAGAGACCTTTATGACCATATAATTCTGATATTCTTACATTGCCATATAATTGTTCGTTTAGTTCAGAATCTTCCGTGTTTACATCAGCGTCCAAATCTGATAATAATTCTTCATCTTCTGCTGGCGAATTCACCCCCTTTGCGGGAGCACCCCCTCCCATTTCATCAGAATTGGCTGTATTCTGGTCAGATTCTTCTTCTTCTTCTTCTTCTTCTTCTTCTTCTGCGGGTATATTTTCATTAGCTTCTTCGAGAGAAGAGTTAGACGAAGGAATAACAGGAGAAGGAGAAGAAATAGCAGGAGATGCTTCAGTCGAAGGAACAATAGAAGAGATAATTGAAGATACAACAGAAGAAATAGAGGATGGTGCAGCAGAAGAAATAGAGGATGGTGCAGCAGAAGAAATAGAGGATGGCATAGCAGAAGAAATAGAGGATGGCATAGCAGAAGATATTTCAGTATTTATTCTCTCTAATCCAGGATATGCGATAATAAGTGTTTGTATCAAAGGTTGTAAAATAGTATATCCAAATGATTCCATCTCTTCTAAATTTTTATTCTGTATATAATTTTGTAATATGTAATTATATACTTCATTTTGATAAGAACCGATCTCCGTCAAATATAAACTGAATGCATGTTCTATATTTTCGGCAGGTATTGGATTTCCATTCATCTTCATAGTAGGAAACAAATATCTAGGATAAGTATGTTCAGGAGAGAATAAACTAGGATATACTCGAAATGGAAATGTATAAGGATTTTCACCCCTAACATATGATACATATCCTGTCGCTTTTTGGGTCAATAGGTCTTCATCAATTAAATCGTCATTATTATCAAAGACATCACTACTTCGAATAATTGATCGTCGATCATTCATATTCATCATGTTTAAAATCCATACCAATTCTTTACAACTATTAAACATTGGAGTTGCCGTTAAAAAAAGTAATCTAAGATTATTCGCATTCTTAACTAATTTTTGAAATGCCTTGGATGCAATCTTATCTTTTCCATTTTTACTATCTGTTATATTTTTCATGTTCTGTATTTCATCAATAATAATCAAACTATTGTTAAACTCTCTGCGTAAATTATATACAGAAATATCTGTCATATCATCTCCAATCACTTCATTTATTCTGTGTGCAAATTTGACATATCCATAAAACTTATAATTTTTCTTAATTAATCTATTTACTTCTTTCACAATCGTGGCACGACTGACTCGAATATTTGTAGGATTGACTTCATTGATTAACTGATTCCCTATTATATTATTCATTGTCCATGGTTGAGTCTTACTCATTTTTGCCTCATCGAATAATTGAAGTTTAAAATTATCAACAACATTTGAAGAAGCAACAATGATAATCTTCTTTTTAACACCGATCCTTTTTAAATATTCTCTCATTTCTTCTGCAATACCAATTGCAGTTAATGTTTTTCCACTTCCTAATCCATGAAATAATAGTAAACTGTTATATGGTGTTTGAAAAGAGAGATAATTTCGGACAAAATGTTGATGAGGTGCCAATTCAAAATCCGCATTGATGATTTTATTTGCGAATTCATCAAAGTTTTCTTCATTTTTTTCTTGACTTTCAACAATTTCATGTAAAGAACCATCATATTTGGTTTCTTGGAATTCTTTTTTCTCCGCGATTTTAGCATTAAAGTTCTTATCATTTAATGTTGGATACAGAAAATCATCTGGTGGTTGTGTTACTGATTCTTCTCTCTCTTTTATTTCTTTTTGAATTAAAAAATCATTACAAGACTTACTGTATTTATTTTTTGATTCTTTACATGATGTTTCAAGAGGAGTTACTTCTTCTGTAGAAATATCAGTAAACAAAAGAGGAGGTTCTATAATTCTTTCATTGATATCATTTTGAATAATAATTTTCTCTGGAATCAGAGAAATCAGAGAAACAGCTGGAGCAATAGGAGAAGGATTCAGAGAAGGATTCAGAGAAAGAATAGGAGAAGGCGTTTTCTCTAATACAGGAATAATCTTCTTTGTTCTAGGTTTTCGTGGGTTTTTTTGAATAATAATAGGTTCACCATTTTCATCTTCTAATACAGGAATAATCTTCTTTGTTCTAGGTTTACGTGGTTTTGGAGCAACAATAATAGGTTCGCCATTTTCATCTTCTAATACAGGAATAATCTTCTTTGTTCTAGGTTTTCGTGGTTTCTTCAGAGCAGTTATATCCATTTATAATTATATTATAAAATATAATTATAATTATCACACACTAAAAACGAACTACGCATATAACAATATCGCATGCATTGTCTCATGAACCTTGCGTAAGACTGTTTTTTTCTCTAAATGATATGGTCTAATAGATTCCATACATTCATCATATGTTTTCCATTCTAATTTACTAACTTCTGCTTGTTGAAACTGTAAAGACCCAGTCGACAAATCATTGATATTGTCGGTATCTGGTTTATACACAGCAATAAAATACTTATGCTTATAAAATTTATGATTTGATCCTATAAACAGTTCTTCATATGGTATAATATTATCTATCAATTGTATTTTTTCGATGTCGATACCAGTTTCTTCATTACACTCTCTCAACGCACAATCTACATCTTTTTCCTGATAATTTTTGCGCCCTTTTGGAAACTCCCATTCTGTCTCTTTCCAATGAGTTGTGCTTTCATCAATCAAATCTTTTAGAAAATATGTTCGGTCATTATAATCAATTCCATTCATTAATAATTCATACTTGATATTTGAATTATTTGCTTCATTCTTATATAACGGATTTACAGTAACTCTTCCCCACATTTTTCTCCATAAATCTTCAAATGATTGTGTCAATAAATTGTCTTTTTCCAAGAGAGACATTTCGTTAATTTTTTTTTGAAGATGATATATATTATTCACGTTATATTTGCCGCGTATAAAGTCAATATACCCGAAACTGTCTTTTCGTCGAATCATGAGATAGTATATTTCCCCTTTCACAACCTGAGTTAAAATGATACCACAACTGATAATAGGCAATTTACATTGATGTAATAAATGCCCGGTTTTTGAACAATTATTACACAAAATCGTTTTATTCATTATATGACTTAAATAATCATCTTTTAGTTTTTAAATTCTTTTATAATTAATTTGTCATAAATAATAGTAGCATTCGGTGCGAATCGTTTTTGTTAAGAGTTTAATGTGTTTCGTATTATATTATGCCTAAATATATAAATCAATCATTTACATCCACATTAGATCCTGCGATATGGGGTCCACATTTTTGGTTTTTCTTACATACAATTGCGGTATCATATCCTCTTTACCCAAACACAATTACCAGAAAAAAATACTACGAATTTATTCATAATTTGCCTCTTTTTATTCCTGTTGAAAATATCTCAAAGTATGTTTCCAAATTATTAGATAAATATCCAGTAACTCCTTATTTAGATAATAGAGATTCATTTATTAGGTGGACACACTTTATACATAATAAAGTAAATCAAAAATTGGAGAAACCAAAAATATCATTGGAAGAGTTTTACGTCCAATATTATGAACATTATAAATCAAAAAATGTCAAATTAATAGAATTCAATAAATTACGTAGGCATATTGTATATATTTTTTTAATTGTTTTATTAGGATTTGTGATATATTATATACATTATAAGTCCTCTTTTTGAGAAAGGTTGAAAATAATATTAATATGTTGGTATATTATAATGAAACATGGTGGAACAGTTATCGAATCAGGTGGATTTGGTTGTATTTTTAAACCGCAAATAAAATGTGATCCACTGCATATAATTGGAAATACCAATATATATGACAAGACAGGTATTTCTAAAATAATGCGATTACAACATGGACTCGATGAATACGATGAAATAATCAAGTTCATTCCTATTTTAAAGACGATACCGAATTATAAAAACTACTTTATTATTTCACAGTTTACGATTTGCCGTCCTGTTAAACTTACTAAATCTGATTTGAAAGATTACGATACAGTGAATTGTTCTTCGTTAAAGAAAAAGGGAATTACAAAAGACAATATAAACGATCATTTGAGCAAATTATTGACATTAAACATGCCATATGGTGGAATAGATCTAGACTGCTATATCAGCAAAAATCTATATGATTCTGCGCGTATCATAGAATTCAACAATAAAATGATTGATTTGCTCGATAATGCCATATTACCAATGAACAAGAAAGGAATATATCACTCGGACTTGAAAGCAAATAATATATTAGTCAATAATGAAAATGGACATTTACGTTTTAGACTAATAGATTGGGGTCTCTCTACTATTTATTTTCCTGGTAAACAAAATGTATCTGTCGAAACAAATTATGGATTCACAGATGATTGGAAATTTATACCCGATGCATATAGAGACCGTCCATTTCAGTTCAATGTTCCATTTTCATGTATATTATTTTCTACAATTTTCAAAGAAATGTATGAATTATTTCTTATAACCAACAAACGAACTCACAAAGATATTCGTGATTTTTTACAAGAATTTGTTAAAACACATATTGAATATCGTGGTTCTGGGCATTTATCAAATTTTAAATCTATTTTCAGTAAAATGTATGGAACACCTGAATTTACAACAACAATAGAAAAATTACATGGTAAAATAGATATTATACAACAAAATGTAAATATAAAACATATTGGATATATTATCGATTATCTCTGTAATATTTTAATAAAATATACGAAAAATGAAAAATTTGATGTTTTAGGATACTTAAATGAAGTATATATTAAAAATGTTGATATATGGGGATTTGTCATGACATTTCTTCCATTAACAGAACAAATAATGCAATACGAATTAATTCAGCCATCTCAAAAAACTTCATTTTATCGAAAAATAATACATACCAGTTTGAAAGATATGATAAATATATTATTAAAATATAGCAGTTCTCCAATCAATATTGATGAATTAAAGAAGGTGTTATTATCATTGAATAAAAAGTTACAACGCTTAAGCAGAGAACCGGTATTATTACAAAAATTAAAACAGCGACAAATACAGTCTCTGAAAATACGTAGTAAAATAAAGATTCTTCGTCGAAAAATGCTTACGCGCAAAAAGAGAGAAAGTCGTCGATCAGGTAAATTATAATAAATTCAATTTAACCAAGAAAAACCCAACTATTATAATGAGTGTTCATATATTCTGCCGTTTTACTTTCTTTATACTGAAACATCTTATACGCTTCTTTGGCATGTAAGAATCGGCCTATATAACCTAAAATCATGATAATAATTAAGACTCCAACAAAACGCATGTTAATATTTTTACTAAAAAATTTATTTACAAATACATAACTTGCGAGATTCAAGAAGATTGTATAAATTGTTATGTTAACTAATATAGATAGACAGATGATTGGTATTAACTTCATAAAGGCAATCCATGACGTTTTTGGATTTGTCGTTTCCAAAAATAGTTTCGTAAACATATATATATATTATAATATTTCTTTGAAACAAATATTCAAAGAAATATACGAGGGTAAATATATCAGTTATTATATGAGACTTGAAATTATTATTATTGCCATTACCGCTGTCTTCATTTATAATGTATATTATGATGGAAATATTTTAAAGAAGATCTATTCATATAAGAAATATTTCACAATGGGTATAATTGCCATTATAGGCATATCGATTTATCTGTTAATCAAACGGGATCCCATGCAATCAAAGAAGATACTTCTTTATGCGAATAATATGATAAAATATATGCCGATAGATAAACAGACGATGAATTTTATTTCTCCTATTATTGATTTCACATCTCCCAAAGATAATAGTGGATTTATGATGGGAATGAACAATAATTCACAATCACCTACAAAAGGTTTCAATGGTAGTGGTGGCAGTGCTACTAAGAGATCAGTATCTGAAACAAAGAAGAAATATGTAGCGTCGCAACAACATTGGAAATGCGGTGAATGTCATCAACAGTTGAACCATACTTTCGAAATAGATCATCGTGTAAGATTAGAATATGGTGGTGGAAATAATGTGGAGAATTTGGTGGCACTATGTAGGAATTGTCATGGAGAAAAAACTGCTAGTGAGAATATGTAAATCATAATATTTATATAATATATACTATTAATGGAAGCGGCAGCAACAGGAGCAAATAAACCCCCGCCAAAGGATTCTGAAACAAAAAATATATTGAACGCAATTGATTATAAAAATCTCGGTAATTATTTTGGTAATCCTGTGATAATAACTATTTTATATTTCATTATTTTAATCAGTTTTATTGTGGTATTATTTTCAACGACATATGTGACGATATCATCATTAATTACAATATTTTTCGTATATCTCTTAATAAAGCAAATATATTATGCGCTTAATGATAAATCAGGTAAGGCTGCAAGTCTTTGGTCATTTGCGTTGCCCATCTTTTTAATTATTTTTACATTGGCATGTAATGCTTTTTTACCGAAAAGTTCAAAGTTTGTCTTAACGAATCAAAGTAACATAATTCAAAATATACAAATGCCAATATATTCTATTTTATATGCTTCAATTATATACGGTATTTTCTTCATATTTATGTTAATATATCATACATTTGACAAAAATAAAATTACATTATTATGCGTGTCATTCTTTTTCATCATATTATCTTCAATGTATATTGTAACAAGATCAAATTTGCCACAAGATGTGACAAAAAGTCAAACAACTTCAATGATGATAAATACACTTGTTTATACACCTCTTGTTGCTTCTTGTATTTATATTATATACGTATTTATGACGTATAAAGGGTTCATACTCAGTGGCTATAATGATATTAAGAACACGTCTTTAATGAATAATATTACACGCGTAATACCTACACCAGCTGCATCAACGATTACGAATATGGAAGAACAGTTGAATAATCTCAAACAATATGATACATCAGGATCAAAATCATCGTCAAAGACAGAATCATTCATGCCTGGGCAGGTTGCGGTTGCCAAAGATTTATCAATATATGGTTTACTTATTATTTATGGAATCGTATTTCTAGGATGTTTCTTTACATTTTTGAATACGACAGCCAATACGAAATATAATTCATTGAATGAGTTGGTTATCATACTGATAAATGGATTTATTATATCGGTTATTGCAGTTTTAACAATGAAAATGACTTCTGCTGGTTTCTCTTCGTTTCAAAATGATTCGATTAAAGAATTAAATAAATCAATGAAAACTGCTGAAATTAAAAGGGGGCAATATTTTGGTAGGTTGGGATTAGAAAATGAGGAATATGGAGTTCTCGCATTGTTAATAGTATATAATGTTGCCATAGCAAATGTATTTAATAATGATTATTTCAGTAAAGATAATGAGATATTTGTCAAGTTTCTCTCTTCATTCATTCCGTCTTCGTATATAACCAAATATGAAAATAGTCTACCAACTCTTAGTATCATAATTACATATATTATTACATTTGCGATATATTACAAAGTAATAATGAAAGAGAGAAATGTAAAGAACGATTCAGACTTACTAATGTTTTTCATTACATTAATTTTATTCATAACAGTAATATTATACATAAATGGTAGTAAATTGGCACAAGGTTCTTCATTGAATAATGGTATTTCGCCTTATATATATGCGATTATAGCATTTGTGATCATTTTCTGTGTAGGATTATTTCTCATATATATATCGACAAAACTGAATATGAATCTCGCGTTTTTTAATATGGAAAAAGATCAGTTGATGCAATCAATTACAGTATCTCTTTTCATCCTGTTTGGTATTTTTTTCTTATTTTCATTGATTAATTGGATCATCCAGTTATTTCAAGTATTTACATTTAAAAACTCAGATGGTTCATCAAGTGTCTTTGGGATTATATTAAATTTTGCAATTATCATCACGTTATTGGCGATTATATACAGAATGATGTCATATAGTAATTTATTCAAAGGGTCAACATTTATAACAGACAGTCCATTATCGCAACTCATAATAGGTTGTATTTTCTATATACCTTGTTTGCTGATTGCACTGATCGATATATTGTCAGGTTATTATAAAAAGGGTTCAACTGTTATGGTAAATGCGATGAAACGAGCATCAACCGGTGATTTGGCAAGTTCAGTTTCTTCATTACAAATTACGCCAAGTAGAACAGATATTATTTTGCTGATTCTTATAGTCTTATTATATCTCATATATTATAGTATTCCATACACATATACATTATTTTCATCGCAAGGTGGACAGCTTCTATTAAAAGAGCCTGTATATACAGATAAAGAAATAGTTTTAGCAACATATACATCATTGAATCCTCAAGTAAATTCGACAAAAAAATCATTTAAACTATTTAATTATGATTTTTCATGGTCGAATCCAGATTATAACGCAACGCAAGTGATTACTCATTCTTATAATTATGCATTATCATGTTGGATTTTTATAGATGCGAATAGCACAGCAAATAATCGAGGCGATACTTTTCATTCTCTTATAAATTATGGTGGAAAACCAAATGTTCAGTATAGAGGAAATGATAATCAAATGATAATAACAATTGAAAAAATGGATGTATCAGGAAATCCAACATTATATGAAGGAAAAAAGTATGATTTAGATGATGATGGAAATTTCATTGTTTATAGAAACAAAAATGTATTGTTACAAAAATGGAACAATATAGTGATCAATTATAATAGCGGCATTTTAGATATATTTATAAATGGTAAATTACAACAATCGTTTAATGGAGGATCTATTCCTTATATGAAATTGGATAATATCACAATAGGAGAGAAGAATGGATTACATGGAGGTATATGTAACGTTGTCTATTTTAGCGATGCATTAAATATAAAGCAGGTGTATTATTTGTATACTTCGGTAAAAGATTTGAATCCTCCTATATTAATGAATTATTATGACAGTTTATATTTAAGTTCAATAAAGGTTGAAAATGCGACAGAAAAGATTGGGTTAAATCAGATTGCGAATTGATAATTATAATGAAATAATAAATTTATTATTATATATTATTATAATAAATGAACATTCGTATGATTATATTTACGACAATTATCATTATCATATTAATATTGATAATACGTTATTATGTGGTAAGTAATCCAATATTAACTAAATTAAGTAATGCTACTGTTCCACAAACAATATCTGCCAGTTCTTTAGGATCATCTAATAGCGTTGGAAGTTCAAATTTTGCATTTTCAATATGGTTTTATATAAGCAACTGGAATTATAGGTATGGAGAGCGCAAGATTATATTTGGAAGAATGAATAATACAACCGGAAAGGTTGATCCTTCAACTGATACTACTGGTGCAGGTCCATCTCCATTAGTATCTCTAGCTGCTATATCAAATGATTTAGAAATAGCATTAGCATATTTTCCGGATAAATTAACAAGTGGAACTTCATCAACACCATTTATTTCCTGTCCAATACAGAATATACCTATACAGCAATGGGTCAATTTAACAATAAGTGTATATGGTAGAACATTAGATACATACATAAATGGTAAATTAGTGAAAACATGTTTATTGCCAGGTGTAGCAAATGTGAATCCGGCAGCAAATGTATATATTACTCCAAATGGTGGATTCGAAGGTTCAACCACTAAATTCTCATATTATTCTTATGCATTAAATCCAGAACAATCTTGGGATATATATCAAAAAGGATATGGAGATGGTATGTTCTCGAATATATTTGGCAAATATCAATTGAATTTTACATTATCACAAAATGGAACTGAAGAGGCTAGTATAACTATTTAATAAAATAGTGAAATTATTTTATTAAACCGTTGAAGGTCAGTTACATTCGTCAATTTATAATGATGGCCTTTAGGGTATCCTTTTTCGTTGATATAAATGAACAAACAAACAAACAACTAACGTATAGTTCTTTCTTATCTTATATTATTATATAAGATATGGATTCTATAACAGAAGATTATACAAATACTGTAGATGAATTAAAAAATGGCCTAACTAACATTGGAAATAATATAGACAGTTACAAAAAAGCAGGTGAAAAATGGGTGGGCGATAATAGTGGAGGTATTCAAGCAATTGGATCAAGTGTTAAAAAAACGTTTGATGACAGTAAAGAAAATATTTCAATAGCTGCCTCAGGAGTAAGAACAAGATTTTCGGGTTTTTTCGATTTTATGGAATCGAATAGTTTAGTCGCCAAATTTTCATTTTTGCTTTTAGTGATTTTTCTGTTTATTATATTATTGGGAGTAGCAGTGAATTTGATTGCGAAACTGTTTGATAATAGTACAGAACAGAAGATTATTACTGGAATGATTAATGCGAGTTCTCAGATGTTGACGATTACACAAGATCCAAAAATGAAGGGTTCTAAAACAATATATCGTTCTAATAATGCTAATAGTGGAATTGAGTTTACTTGGTCAGTATGGATATATATTAATGATATAGGCGTTTCAAATGGAAAATATAAGCACATATTTAGTAAAGGCAATTATGGACCAAATGAACAAGGATTAAATTATCCAAATAATGCTCCGGGTCTATATATTTCTCCTGATACGAATCAGTTAAGCGTAATAATGGATACATATGAGGTAATTGGCGAAGAAGTAGATATCCCGGATATTCCAATAAATAAATGGGTTAATGTTATCATTGTTTGTAAGAATAAATCATTAAATGTCTATATAAATGGAACGATTACAAAAAGCGTAGAATTGATTGGAGTTCCAAAGCAAAATTATGGAGAAGTATATGTCGCAATGAATGGTGGGTTTAATGGATATATTTCGAATTTATGGTATTTTAGTTATGCGTTAGGAACGGTAGCAATTGAAAATTTGGTAAAGAAAGGACCTAATACTACAATGACTGACAGTTCTACGCTGAATAGTAAGAATGCGGATTATCTTTCTTTGAGATGGTATTTTGATGGAACCAATAGTGAGTTCTTCCCTTAATTCTTTTATCATAATTTTTAAAAAGGTTAGGCTAAATGACTTCACTTTACAAAGTGGGTTTAAAGATTAAAAAATAATAATATTATTCTATTTATATGTGGAACACAATATCTAAAATGTTTGGTCTTGGTAGTAGTGAACAAAAAATTAATACTGGTGCAGCATTACATCAACCAGTTCCAATACCATCATCATTGACTTCTGTTACAACTGGAGGAAGAAAACATAAACGGCGTTCAAATAAACGTAGAATAACTCATAAGAAAAGAACAAATAAAAGAAAAAGATAATATATGTCTTGTTTAGGAAAATATTATGATCCAAACCCACCGAGGGAATGGAATCGTTTTCATAATAGATGTAGTCAACCAGATAATCCAAGTATATCTCTTGCAGAAGGTTATCGATTACAGATGATGAGAAAGGGAAACGTGCTTCAGTATAAGAAGAATGAAACACAATTTTCTAAAAAACAGAAGTATTGGCGATTGGCGAACAGACAGTTTACTTCATGGGCGTCGCAAACCGCAACTGTATCGGATCCAAATATTGGATTGTTAAAGAGAATCAATTCGACTTATATTATTGCTCCACAATCGAATAATATAATAGATAGTAGTTCTATCACAAGTGTTCAAAATGCGAATTGTATACCGATGATTAATCCAGGTAATATCAATAATTTGCCTGACCAACCTACTTCAGGTGGACAACCACCTCCGCCTCCAATTCCACCTCAACCAATTATTGATGGAACAGTTGTAATTCCTCCAAATATAAAACCGAGTGATGTAATATTATATTTAATTGAAGATGGTGGTACTTTATTATGTAATAAAATAGTTGCACCGTGTAGTGGACAACTTCTACAAGAGTTTCGCTCGGGTGATTGTTATCCGACATCATTTTCAGATGTTCCAGGGAAATCGCGGTTATTATGTTGGTCTGGAAGAGAAAAATCATATTTCCCGAAAGTAAAGAGAACATATGGAACAAGCAATAATAAATGGCCAGTAAATGCTAAATTTATACGATCTGCAAAACCAGTGAACCCGATGTTTTCATTGGGTCTTTAAATTGTTGTTTATATTGATATTTACCTTTCTTTGGCATTTGGTAAATATAAAATCAAATTATGCTCTTAAAGAAGGATTAACACATATATCTCGACTAGGGAATATATCACCAGACATACAGTCATCATTTTCCCCGACTTGTAAACAAGTTCGATATCCTCTCTCTTCTCCAATATAACACCATCCTGTTTTATTATTTGATTTATTATTACTGCTATAAGTGTCATCCGCTTGAGGCGTTTGTGTCGTTTGACTATTATTTGATTTTGTAGCATTATTTAGTGCTGTATCCAAAGAAGTATCACTATATGGATTAAAATTAGTTGTATTGGCATTGGTATTGATATTATTGGCATTGTTGGTGTTAATTCCAATAGTAGAATTTCCACCACCACTTCCAATTAGATCATCACCATAATCTTGATTATGTGTCGATGAAACTGTGTTATTTGTTATTTCATAAGGCGATGATAAAGATGATGCCATTGTCATAGGTGAACTATCTTGTTGAGATGATGATGGAACAACATTATTAGAAGGAGTAGATGGTTTGCTATTATCTTGAGTTAAATTTTTAATATAACTCGATATAGCCGGGTTATTCCAACATAAATGAACAATAATAGCAATAAATATAACGAGAGAAAGAACAGCAAGAAATATCCAAAATCCTGAATTAGATGAAGGACCTGGAGGCGGAGGTGGAAGAGCTGGACTCGATTTTATAATAGTATTTGAAAATATACTCGGTTGTGGTTGTTGTATTTGATTATCCATATTTATACTTGTCATTTATATATTATTAATTTAAACTCAATAATATATAAACAAATTAAAAAGCCCAGCCCCAATTTCATTCTTAAGAGAGAAAATTATTTATTAAAGACCATTAACTATTCTACATAATCTTCTTTTTCTAAATATTTAATTAGTATTTCATAAATGATTTTCTCTGTAATTTTCGTAATATATATATATAAAATATGTATATATCATTATCGTCGTCCTATGCAGGTAATGCTTGCGCGGTTAAACAAAGTATTATTAATTACACAAAACAAAATTGTGAAACACAATTTTTTGATTGGTTGGTAGTAAGTATGAAAAGTATAAATCAAATATTAGAAAATACGCCTATTTTATTTGAAAATAATTATATATATCCAAATCCATTAAACAGTACATCTATTAATTTTAAAAATTTTGATTTATTAATTTCACATCATGATATTCATATATTTAATGAAAATAGTATAAATGAAATTACTGAAAAATATACCAGACGTTATGAAAGATTAATTAATACAATTAAAGAACAACAAACTATATTTTTTATTAGGTATTGTAAAAAATCAAATGACATACAAGAAGAAGAAATAAATAAATTTTGTAAAAATATTATTAATATTAATCCTAATTTAGCATTTAAATTTATTTTAATTAGCGATTGTGATAATTTAATAATACCAAAACCAAATATTTTATTTAAAGATCATTTTATTTATATTAATTTAAATAATTATATCGATGATGTAGTATTGAATGAAAAGATTGAATATTCTCAAATTATTAAAAAATATAAATGCATATTTAATATTGTAAAATAATTAGTGTTCTAAATGTGTAATTTTACTTCTTGTATTTATTAAATTTATATAATTTGTTGAAAATTGTACTACATACCCTTCTTCATCATTTTAAAGTCAATAAATACAAGAATTGATTCAAAGATGCTAATATTTCATCTCGTATAGTCCAAAGATCGGCATTAGACATTGTTTTCATAAATGGTTCATTTTCCAAATTAACTAAATAGTCTTTAAATGATGCGATTTCTCTCTTCATTCCTTTATCAAAAGTGTTTCCACTAGAAAAATCTATTAGAGGTATCGACTTTACTGTTGTCAAATTGATACGTGCTCCATCCATTTTCCCAAGCAATACTTCAACAAATTTATCCATATTTCCATTGAAAGATGAATACAATTCATCACTTGCTTTGTGTGCAGCATAATTAAATGTTTTCCAATGATACAATTTCACCATATTCAATACAACCAAAAAACGCATAATAAGTTGTTCTTTGAAACCAAGTTTTCTAGTACTTTGTCTAGAAAATGTTTTGGTTCTTTTTTTCCTTGAGAATGATGGCATTATATATTATTTCATTATATTATATATGCTGAAATACAAAAATATTATTAATGATAATAATAATAAAATCCTATACTAATTAATATTACCAAAATCGTCCATCCTGTAATATGATCTAACGTATCCATAGCAGTGATAGCTGATTTCGGTAATGCTTTAAATTTTTTTTTATATTCAGTTGGTTTAAAAGGCAAAAAAATATATCTTCCAAAAGGAATAATTGTTGGTTGCATTTTATCAATACAATGATAACTATAATCATACCAAGCCAATGCAATATAAGGTATCCATAATAAAAATAATAGGACTATAATATTTTTTGAAGGAAAATACCAATATCCTAAAACAATAAGCAATGTAAATATAATACATTTTATATTAAAATGAAATGGATAATTAGGAAAAATACCACCCGACATATATTATAAATATTTATAATATATAAAAAAATCAAATATTATTTTCGTTCATAATCGTGGAATAAAACTTTCACCAAAAGTATTCATTCGATCTAACTTCTCAATCGTTTTATCCAAATTAGACTTTTTCAGAGAAGAGAATAAATAATCTGTATTGGGCGAATGTTCATTCTTCTTTACCTGTTTATATATATTGTCGATTTGTTCTACCAATTGTAAAACCTGTTGTTTCTCTCTTATAATTTCTTCATCAACTGGTACAGATTCAGTCAAGAGAGAAATCGCAAAATAAATAATAAAGCGCCGTTTCTTAGAAATAGCGTGTGTATATTTTAATGAAAATATGTTCAACAGACTATCAACGATACGCTTAATAAGCGCACCATGAGTTTCCGCTTCTCTCAAAAGCACATCCCACAATAACCAAACGATATCCATTTGATATTTACTATCCACAGGAATCATATCTCGTCTTTCACATTTACATTTAATCTTCTTTTTCATACAGACGCATTCATACTCTAACAACCATTCTACCCAATAACAAGCAGAGAGAGTATTCTTACCATCTTTGGAAATATTATAAGCAAATTCATTGATAGGAATAAATAGTTCTTTTGGATCTTCGTTCATCATAATCGTTCCATAATTGACATTAGGTGCCTTAAATCTCTCTGTCATTGAAGTCATATCAAAATCATCTTTGTGAACCTTAATTTCATCAAAACTGTGTCGTCTTTTAGCATGACATAGAATACAAATTATTTCGGCGAATAATTTTCTTATTTTAGAATTATTTCTCATAGGTAAATCATTAGCGAGATATCCATTTGCGACAATGGTTTTAAAACTCTGGATTCGAACATCTAAGTATATTGCAAGTTTAGGATTTCCTAAATGAATAAATTTGCTGTAAAAGAAGAATATGATTTCCCATAAATCAGAATAATGACCAGCACAAATGAACTCGACACTCCAATAACATGCTTGTTCAATCTTAGATTTAATTAAATTATCGAGTAGTTCTTTTTTAACATCAGTTTTTTTAAATCCAGAGAAAGTAACTGCTTTAAATTCCTTCGATTCTCTCTTATCATTAATTTCGGTATTTTCATTCATATAAACATATAAAGTATATAATAACAAAAAAAATAACAACAATACATATAAAGATGAATCCAGCAAAATCATTAACAAAGATATATAATAATATGACTACTTGGAGTAAAATATTGTTACTATTTGCTCTTTTATTAATAGGCTATTCTATTTTTTCTATAAAGAGAGAAAACTTTCAAAATACTAAGAACTTTGTATTCAATGATGGACCCAGTGTATATGATGATTTTTATAGTGAAATATATGACTTAATGGTATATAGTCAATCCAAGGATCAATACGAAATCGGTGAGATTCTTAATCAGACAACGCCAACAGAAGAAAGTATTATATTAGATATTGGTTGTGGAACAGGACATCATGTTGCCTTATTAGAATCAAAAGGTATAAAAGCGATTGGCATAGATAATTCTACAGCAATGATAAATAAAGCAAAGAAGAATTATCCAGAATATAATTTTATGGTTCAGGATGCGCTCGATGCGAGTGCGTTTAGATATCAATCATTTACACATATTTTATGTATGTATTTTACAATTTATTATATTCAAGATAAGATGCAATTTTTCAATAATTGTATGGGATGGTTGAAACCAGGTGGATATTTAGTTGTCCATTTAGTTGATAGAGATATGTTTGATCCTATTCTACCACCAGCGAATCCTTTGTTGATGTTGACGCCACAGCGTTATGCCAAAGAGAGAATTACCAAAAGTAAAATACATTTCAAAGATTTTAATTATACTGCTAATTTTGATTTAGACAATAATACCAGTGTAGCGAAATTTAAAGAGAAGTTTGAGTTTAAAGACGGACGTATTAAAAAACAAGAACATAAAATGTATATGCCAACTGAAAAAGAGATTGTTGTAATGGCACAGGAATCAGGCTTTATATTACATGGAATAATCGATTTGATCAAATCAGGGTATGAATATAATAACCTGTATATATTTGTAAAACCGAATTAATCCGATATTAATTTACTAATATAGATATATAGACTATGATATATACGACATATATTTTAAAGCATAGTGTAGATATTAATTATGATGAACTGATCAATGATTCATTGAATATTTATTTAGGCTTGTCATTATTACTGTTTAAAACGAAAAATACTGGAAATGTCAATGTTGATCAGTTATCGCAAGAAGTGATATTACTATACGTTAACATGCAATATCAATTACTTTTATTTGTATCCTTACTGATGGTTATACGAAATACACAAAATAAAATATTTCAAATGGTTCATCATTATTCAGAGAAGTTGAGTACAGAAAATTCTCTGACAATTGATGAATTAATCGAAAAATTAATACGTAAACAACATTTAAAGAAAATCAAAATGAAAGGTGGAGATAGAAGACGTCATCGTAACAATAAATCGAAAAGGACAAAAAGAAGAAAGCATAAGACGAAGAATCATAAAAAATATGGTTCTATAAATCGTAGTTCTCAACGAAGTAGTAATAGTAGTCGAAGAAATAGCATAACTCGGCGAAATAGTAAAAGGGAATCTGGTATATTATTTTTATTGAAAATACTTATGATTTCTTGGTTAAGATTATCATGTTTCTTTGTTCCTTCAGTTAGTGCTAACATAACAAATGCACCAAATACTTCAATGTATCAAAATGATAATATTTCAGTCACATTTAAACCACAAAATGGTTCAGGAATACTTAATGTTGATATACCTGCCACAGTAGCTAGACAGATTGAATCAAATACGACCAAGGTTTCTGCAGAAGTAAATGCCACGGCTGAGAAGAATTTAAGTAATGGATATTTTAGTTCATATCTTGGAAGTATGATATCAGGAAGTTTAAATCAAGTATATTCGACAATATATACTATTCCAAAAGATGAAGTTACTGCTGAACAACTTGCCGAGTTAAATGTAACAGTTGATAGTTTATCGGAGGCATTAGAGATTGCAAATAATACAATTGTTAGTCAAAATACATTGAATGATTTGAAAATAGAAGAAGAACAAGAGGAAGAAGAAGATGATTATTCTATTACAGCACCAATAGATCTAGATTATGCGGGTCCGTCAAAACCTATTCCATTAACACCTCAAGGATATTCATTTGGTTTTACTAAAACAGCACAAGAAAATATTGAAGATATTAAAAATCCAGAAAAAGTAAATAGTTTTTGGGGATTAGCGCCTATTACTGCTCCTAGAACGGCAATCGCATTTTTAAAAGAAAATGCAGCAATAACTCGTGGTTTACAACGAGAATTAGATAAGAATATGATTGAAGTAAGAGAATTATGTGTTGATTTATTTCAAAAAACAAATGGTATTGGATTATTTGAAGATGAAGCTGTGAATTTACTAAAAGAAAATATTACAGCTGCTATAGAACCTGTATCAATTTCATCATATTTCGTGACAACTGCTGCCCCAAAAGAGAGAAAACCTGCAGCGGGTCTTGTTGCAATAGATGTGATGAAATCGATCGATGATAAAGGAAGTGTCGCAAATTTAGTAGCATCACAGAATTTGACTGCTGTTGATAGAGAAAAGTTTGTTGAGGCGCGTATAGAAGAAGGATTATCTTATTGTAGAGGTATATTTACTGGTCCATACATTGAAATGACTACTCCAAAAAATGAAAATGCCACTGCTGGAATAAACGAACAAGTATCAATCAGGTTATCGAAAGAATATATGAAGAGTGGAATAATTGGTGGTTACAATATTACGATGCCTTTTAAGATTTTTTTAAGTCAATTACAATTATTAAAACGGAGATCAACTGCATTACAAAAGAAAATATATGAAGCTGCTGTGGGGCAAAAGATGACTTTATTCTCCAGTTTCTATCCGGATGTGACTCCAGAAGTTCAAACAGAATTGAATAGATTACAAGATGTCTCAGAGAAAGCGGATTTATTTGTTGAATTAATAAGAAAATTAGATGACAAACAGCATATGTTCTTTAAAGTAGATGATGAAGAAGTAATAGGGAGAGAATTTGATGTTATCAATGATGATATTAAAATGGATATTGTAAAAGTGAAAAAATTGTTGGATGAATATGGTTCATTTTTGCCTTTAGAAAAAAGAAAGATTGAAGAAAATGCACAGGTTATGGCTCAAAAAGAATTGACAAAGGCAAGAGCGGCGCGAATTGTGGCAGAAGCAGAGACTATATCGAAATATATGAAAGCAAATGATACTTCAAGCAAAGCGGAGGCACAATCGAGGTTATTAGATGCTAATGCAAAGGTCAATAAAAATAATGCGAGAGAAGCACAATTAAACATGGATTGGATGTTTACTAGCATAAAGGGGTATATGAGTGGTATTACGAATTTAGTTGGTGAAGGTATATGGAGTATGATAATAATGATTGCTGTTCCCGTAGTATTACTTGGCGGTGGATCTTTTACAGTTCAATACTTTCTCTCTAGACAAGCAATGTCTATAGCAACAAATAAAGTAAAAGGTGCTGTTTTTGGATCAAAAAATAAAGTAGTGTTAGATAGTCCAAATGATACAACGATTGTTGATGAAGATAGTTATGGTTATAACATGGGTGCTGGTGGAGGCATAGTAAAAACGAGAATGATAGAAAAACATAATCATAATGATGATCCAAATATGTTAGAGAGAATAAGAAATTATTATAATATACATCCCGAATTGAAAAATATATTATTTATATCTATACGTCACGAAGGGTATACTGATAGAATATGTGTAAGATTTAAAGGGTTGAATTCAACCAAAACAAAATTGTTAATTGAAACATCTAAAACTGGTAGCACAAATATGGGAGTTTTCAGAGAAATTGATTATAATGATACTATATTAGATCCAATTAGTAATCCTGGTTTCTATACAACAGATTCTTTATTTATACGATGTGTCAATGATTTTGAAATGAAAGATAATCAAGTTTTATCACAAAACAAAATAGAAAAAACCAAATTAGACGTTCATAGCATGTTTTTTCCAGAGTTACCAGAATCACCAGAATCACCAGAATCTGGTCCTCCTCCTCCTATATCTCCTGCTAGAAAACAACGCGATACATACAAAAAAAATACCACTAAGACATTATTAACTCGTAAAGTTGGACAAGGTCTTAGTAGTCTACAAGGTCGATTACCCAACTTACCTGATGAAGAAAGGTTAAGATTGGCGATTCAATTACAGATGCGTCAGCGTGAACAAGAGAGAGAAAGAG